ATCGGAGGCTCTGACGAAAAGGCTTCTGAACAATACTGCTGGTATTTTCTGGGAGCCGATTCCCAGATTCAGGGCATCCCGCATTTCGGGCTTCGGGGCACCATCGAGGGATTCAGAACGAAGCGTCAGGATTTCAAAGGAAAACCGAATTATAAGCTCGATATTTTCCTGAATTCTGACCGGAAATACATCATCCGTTCCGGAATCGAAACAATCTTTACACGAGGGCTTCTTTTGAATCTGACGGAATATCTCTCCTCCGGAAAGGATTTGAAAACTCCTCTGATTATCGGAGTGAAAAGAGGAGAGGGAAACGTCGTTTTCAATCAGACCTTTGGCGATGACGACAAAGTGATTCGGGCAGATTGGGATAAAGACATGAAGCTCCTCCCTCTCATCTGGGAACTTCAAAAAAATCTTGGTCAAAATCTCGATGAAGCGAATTGCGAGGAATTGAGACCGAAGGAAAAGGGAGCGAAGAAAAATGAAAAATAATTTCCCAGCACTCGATTTTCTGAATCCGGAATCAGGACTTAAACCCCCTGATTCCGAAATCATTTCGCAAGATAGAGAGGGAAATAAAATCTTCGTCAAAAATGGGAAAGTCTTTCTTAAATTAATGAGCGAGGATAAACCGAGAAATATTGGTTCTCTCTCCGAAAATAAAAAGATTTTTCGATGTGAAAGAAAGAGGAGAATTCATTTGCACCGGATTTCTAATTCTTATGGTTTCAATCGAGAACTTATTGAATCCCTCCCAGAATTGGAAACGATTATTTTATCGGATGAACACGACAACTTTACGGTTCCGGTTTCCCTGATAAAAAACGGCGTGATTATGAATTTCAAAAATTCATCAGATGGAAATCAATATGAGCTTCAATATTTCGTTTCCCTCCAAAAACTAAAAGGACAAAAATAAAATGGAACTCAAAGAACGATTAGAAACTATCATTGAGAAGCAAAGAAAATTTCAGAGATTATGCAACAAGCCCATTGATTCAAAAGACCCATTTACCCAATCACTTTTATCTGAAACTTATCTTTTCAAACTAGTCGAGGAAGTGTTCGAGCTCAGGAAAACTTTTCCTTCTGCCCTGAATGATTCCTCCAAACATCAACCGGAAATCATCAGGGAGGAGCTATTGAAAGAGGGAGCCGATGTGATTCTCTTTTTTATTAATTTCTGTCTCGTCCATGAGGTCCAAATCGAGGAATTTTTTGATATAATCGAAAAAGTTCAAACCAATAATTTTCAGAAAAAATTCGCAACAATTAAGGAGCTAGAAAATGAAATCTTTCAGAACAGTTGACCTTATGCTTCGAGAGCTGATTCCAATGCTTAAGAATCAAAATCCGATTCCCTCCAGACTAGGGAATCAGCACGAGATTCTTAACTGGAGCTATAAAATCGAAACTCCCTCCCGTCCTTTTTCCTTTCGGGAAATCAATCAGAATTATGCAAGAAATTTTGTGAACTTTATCCTCTCTTTCGACAAACCGACTGAGATGCATGAACATCGGCAAAACCTGATGAAAATCAATCCGAAAGTTTCAAGATTTCTTGACACGGAAAAATACGAGGAAATCTTTCCGGAGGGAAATTCCGTTCTCTATCCCTCGAAATTAAAATCCGGATATTTACCAGCAATCGAGGAATTGAAAAAGCGACCGGATTCCAGACGAGCGATTGTTCCGATGTTGACCGAATCAGATTCAAGGCTTCTCGGAGCCCTCGATGGAGGAGAATCAATTACTTTAGAATTTTCGTGCACGGAATCTTTCGCTTTCTTTATCCGGAATGAAACCTTAAATCTCCATATTAATATGCGGAGTCAAAACATGCTGGGGGTTTTCCCTTATGATTGGTTTCTCTGGGTGAATCTTTTGGAGAGGACTTGGGTTGAACATTTTCCGAAATTCCAGATGGGCGAAATCTCCTCAAATATCACATTCTGTCATATTTACGAAGAAAAGAAGCCAGAATCGGCTAAATAGGGTTCATAGAATCGAGCCAGATGGCTTTTTATCCCTGAGTCCTTATGATGAGATTCAGGAAAAATTAAAGAATCGAGGATAAACTTAAAATGAATAATCAAATCAGACCAACTATAATTCTGGAGGGAATCGACAGAGCAGGAAAAACGACTTTTGCGAATTCCCTGATTGAAGAATTCGGCTTCGCATATTTCCATCCATCGAAGCCCATAAATCCGGAGGGATTTTTCCAGAGAGAGGAAATCAATTATCGGCTCTCCCTTTTATTTGAAAACTGCATAATTGACCGGAGCCCGATTTCACACTTCGCCTACGATAATCGCGTAGATTTTTCTTTCTTCGAGAATTGGAGAATCAACACGGAAATTTATATTTTAATCTTTCTTCCTTCAAACCGGTTCATCAGAGAAGCTCATCCGGATAACCAAAGAATGATTACGATAAACGAACGATATAAAATCGTCGCTTCAAAACTTCCTCATCATTGCCATAAAATCGAATACGACAATTTTGCGGAATTGAATTCCCTCCTCGACCAGTACAGAGCACATTTTAGAAAATATAATTCCGGAGAACAAAAAGGAGCTTTCCAGAAATGAAAATTTTATTAATTCCCTCTTTTTCAATGCGTTCCTATTCAGAGGAGAAATGGTTCCTCACAAGGGATGCTCACGGCAATCAAGCAGCAGCTTTCTCGAAATATCTGAATCAATTAGGACATGATGTAGATGTTTTAATTCCCTCGAAAAATGATTTAGACACGATGCCGAATTTCTTTCAGGATTCCTTTTTGATTCCTGATTCATTTTACTCGGTTTCCATTAAAGACCAGAGGCATAATTTCAAATCGAAAGATTTATTGAAAACTCGGTATAATGTGATATTTACGGGGCACATTGAATATGTCGAATTCCTCCGGAAACTTTATCCTGATTCCAGAATCATTTCAGTTTTCACTCATGGACCCCTGATGAATAGAGAATATAAGTTCCGGAACAGGAAAAATATTCTCCAATCTGATTTGGTTCTCTATAATTTCAGGAAAGATTTAATCGAGGATTTAATCAGGGAATTCGGCGAGGATAAATTCCAGGCTTGTTATCGTTATTCTGATGTTTCCTTATCAACCTATGCTTTGGATTTGAAACCGAGAAAAAACACAATCCTGATGCCATCTCGATTAAATGACCGGACGCGTTATAATCTCGAAAATCTGAATATATTTTTTAAGAAATTGAAGAATGACGGGTTCGAGATTTACTACACAGACCCGAATGAATCAAGTCTTTTTTTCGAGGGAACTTTAATCCATCAGATAAATCGCTTTGAATGGCTTTATCTCCTCCGGAAAATGGACTATATTTTTATTCCCTATGATACGGAAACAACTTTTTCTGCGATTCAGAATGAAGCAATGCTGATGGGAACAAAGATTATAACCCAAAGACCGAAGCACCATTATTCGAGATTGAGTGTTCATTCTCAGTTGTATTTCGAGGAGGGAAATTTTGAGTCATTGGATAATCCGAAATTATCCGGATATGACCAGTACGATATGTCAATCGAAGCGAAAAAATCTTTCTCGATTGATTCCAATTACACGAACAGATTATTTCTCGGAGGTGAACCAAGTGACTTCTTATAATCCGGAATTTTATAAATCAATCGAAAGAAGCTCTACGATTGGAGCTTTCAAAATCATTCCTCTCGTTCTGAAAAATATCAGCGATAGAGGATGGAAAATAAAATCAATTCTTGACGTTGGCTGCGGGACTGGTTCGTGGCTGAAAGTCGCAAAAGAATTCGATTCGGAAATCAGGATTAAAGGAATTGATTTTGATGTTCCTCCGGAATCTCTTTTGATAGAAAAAGAGGAGTTTGAAATCGTCAACCTCCGAAGCCCTTTCTTTATCGGACAATCTAACGGGTATGATTTAACAATCTCCCTCGAAGTCGCAGAACATCTGGAGGAGGAATTCTCCGATTCGTTCATTCAATCATTGACACGAACGACGGACTTGATTCTTTTTTCTGCAGCGATTCCTCATCAAAAGGGAACGAATCATGTCAATTGCCAATTTCCTTCATATTGGAAAAAGAAATTCGTGAAATACAATTTCTTTTGTGTCGACACGATTCGCCCTTTAATCTGGAATGATGAGGATATAAAATTCTGGTACAAACAAAATATAATGATATTTTACCGGATGAATAAGGAAAAAGATTTGAGCTTCGGGAAATTGAACGACGGGCTTTATCCTTCATTTTATGGAGCTGATTTAGTTCATCCGGAAATGTTGAAACAAGTTATTGAGGAAAAAATATAAATGATTGTAAATCAAGAAAATTTTGAGGAAGCACTTGATTTAATAACCGAGGACGAGTGCGTTGTTGATACGGAAACCGAGGGGCTTGATGTCTGGAATAAACACAAGCAGTGCGGGATTGGGATTTGTAATTCGAGATTTGAAACGGCGTATTTTCCGTTTCGACATAAAAATAATTTAGAGAAAATGCCGATGCTGAATTTCTTCTCTGATGAAAATGAAATGAATCTCCCTCTCGAATATCTCCCTCGTATTTTTGAACGCCTGAATCGCGTTAAAACAATAATAGGACATAACATAAAGTTCGACTTAGTCGCTCTTTTGGGAGATGGTTTTCATCTGGAGGAATCCCAGAAAATCGAGGACACCATGGCTCTCGCGAGATTATATTTTCCGGGCAGATTCGATAGGTTAAATCTGGAAACTGTCTCAATGAAAGTTTTGAATCTCGATGAAAAGTGGAAATCAATCTTTGTTCAATATTTGAAGAAAAACAAGATTGACCATAACTACGACATGGGAGACCCCGCAATCGTTGGAGATTATTGCGAAAAAGATTGTCTCAACACCGCTCGTGTAAGAATCTGGATGAGGGATAAAATATCGCGAATGGATATGGATGAGCTTTATCTTCAAGAATCGGCTGTAACGCTTGCTTATTGGGAAATGGAACAGGTCGGGCTTCCTTTCGATTCTGATTATCTGGAATCGAGAATCCCTCTTTTGAAAGATAAACTTATCCGGATTGAAGCGGATATTCATTTTCTCTGCAAAGAGCATTATGAGGAATCAGGGAAAAAATACACGAAGTTCGATATTTTATCCAATAACCAGCTCGATGAAGTAATGATGGAGCTCGGAATTGAATCTTTCACGAAAACCCCAACTGGGCAGAATCAATGGGATGTTACTAATCTCCTCAGAATCGAACATCCGATTGCAAAAATGATTCTCGATTTCAGGGCGATGGATAAAATGCTCGGAACTTATTTCCTCCCTCTCCGAGAATGGAAGGACGGGAGAGTTCATCCGAATATTGTTTCTGCTGGCCCGATTACAGGACGCGGGGCTTGTAGAAATCCGAATCTCCAGAATCTTTCAAGAAAGAAAATTTTCATCGAGGGAGAGGAACTGAACGAAGAAGCAATGGACGCCGTCCGAGCAATGCTTGGAGCGAAATCCGGAGTCGAGAATACGGACGTCGTTCAGGGAAAAGCCTTTTCCGGATTGATGGGCTATTCTCAATCGAAAGAGGACGACTCGGAAACCCTTTCAACTTCGGAAGTCCGGAGATTATATATTCCTCCGGAGGATTATTATTTTTATACGATTGATTATTCTCAGATGGAAATGAGGGTTTTCGCAGATTATGTTCAGGATGAATCATTGACGGCGCTTCTGGAATCCTCAGATTTTGATTTCCATTCACACGTCGCAAAAGAAGTCTGGAATACTTCGGAAAAATCCGATTTATGGAAATTCTACCGAGTTCTCGCGAAACAGATTAATTTCGGTCTGATTTATGGAATCGGAGACGGGAAATTGGCAACTCAGATTCATAAAACAATTGATGAAGCGAGAATTTATAAAGCGGAATATTTCGCGAGATTCCCGAAAGCCCTCGGATTCATGGAGAAAGTCAAACAGACGATATGCTCAAGGGGCTGGGTAAAAAATCGGTTCAATCGGAGATATTATATTGAAGCAGAAAAAGCTTACAAAGGAGTAAATTATCTCGTTCAGGGAACAAGCGCTGATATTGTGAAAAATAGAATCGTTGCTTGTCAGAACTTTATTAAAAAAGAAAAACCATTATCAAAATTAGTAGTTCCCGTTCATGATGAGGCTATCTTTTTCGCCCATAAATCCGAACATCGGCAAATCATTCCATATTTCAAAGGAATCATGGAGGAAAGATGTATACAAACATTTTTACCGACTTCGGTTGCAAGAGCGAAAACTTCATGGGCTGATAAAAAAGATATTTGTATCGAGTGTTTTGAATATTTGAAAGAGGAGAAATGTAATAATGACAAATGCGTCAGCTACAAACCAGAATCAGAATAGGCTTTCATGGGATGAATATTTTTTCTCTATTCTGGATAAATTGAAAGAAAGAGGAACATGCCCTCGGAGACAATGTTCCGCCCTGATAACGGATGATAAATTTCATATTTTATCAACCGGTTACAATGGAGCTCCCTCCGGAATTGATAATTGCATCGAACATCCGTGCGGAGGTCAGGATGACGAAAAGGGAGACACGAGAAATTGTATTGCCCTCCATGCGGAAGAAAACGCCGTCCTCCATCTGGAGGGAAATTCAAGATTCGCTCATTATCTTTATTGCACGAATCTCCCTTGTTTTCATTGTGCAAAGATAATTTCTCAAAGTTCAGTCAAAGTCGTAATCTATGAGGAAGATTATGCGGATAAAAGAGGTCTGGATTTACTAATCAAAAAAGGAACTCTCGTGTTTCAATATGCGAGAATAAATCGAGGAAGAATACCATGTCAAAATTAACAATAAATCGAGAAAAACTACTAAAGAAATTGAAATTTATCGGAGGGATTCAAAAGGAACAGGACGCGAAAATCCTGATTCGAGGATTCAGGGACGAGTTATTCGATGGAAAACAACTTGAGTTTATTTCCTATCAGAATAATTTTATTGCAAAGAATTATTTCATGAATGAGGAATTTTTCAGTTACGACGAGGAGTTTGAATTTATGCTTCCCGTGAAAAAATTCATTCAATTAATTTCCCTGATGAATCAGGAAGAAATAAAGATTTCGATTTCACCGACAAAGATTTTAATCGAGTCTGGAAAGTCGAAACATTCAATGAATCTTTCTCTGGAGAAATTTCCGGAAATTCATAACGAGATTTCATTCAATGAAATAATCTCCATTAATTCCGAGAAATTGAAGCAGCAGCTTGAAATGACTTCGCTCTCCATGAGTAAAATCGAATCGGCTCAATTTCAGCTCCGAGCGTTCGAGATGAGGATTACACCGGATTATCTTCAATTCTCCTCTTGTGATGGACGACAAGCCTCAAGAGCACGGCTTCATGATGGATTTGAGTTATCAAATGATGAAGAAATAAAAATAACTTTTTCCTTTGAATCATTGGACAAAATTAAATCTTTCCTGATGGACAAGAATTCTGAGATTGAAATTTCTCTCTCTCCGTCTTATATTAAATTTAATTCCGGAAAATCCGAGTTATTTATTAACCAAGGATTTTCAAACTTTCCTGATGTAGATAAACTATTTTTTGATACTCCAGCAATGAAGGTCGAAATTGACAACGGTGAATTCTCAAGATTATTGAGATTGGTCAAAATCTCTGAGGACGCGCTTAATCAACAGATAGTGTTCCGAATGAAAGATAACAGGTTTTTTATCGAACTTCGTTCCTCATTCGGAGAGGGACAGGAATTTTTTACAATTGATTATCCGAAAGAGGAAAGAAAATTTTCTTTGAACGATAAATCCCTAATTGAATATTTAATGAAGTTTCCGGAAAGAAAATCAAGCCTTAAAATATTTGATGACATTAGATTTCCGGTAAATTTGCTAATGGAGATGGACAATCAAGATTTTGAATTATCCCTCTTTCCTTTAAGGACTGATTAGTCTATAATAGTTTCGATGTCTACCAAACATCGGTTGAAAAATCCGAACCACGAATCGGCACATATTATTTTTAGATTTACGTATAGCCTGTAAATTTAAGTTAATGCTTCAAACTTCTAAGGGTGGTACCTCAGAGGATAAAGAGGTTTGATTCGTGGACTCTTTTGGAGCATTAACTTATTTTTAACAGGCTATGTTTTTTCTACTCTACTTTTTATAGGATAAAAAATAATATGTCAGCTACAGTCGTAGTCCCGAATCAACAAGATATTGATTTAGACTTTGAATTGGAGAATCTTTCCGAGCCATTCGTAATGATTCCCAATCTCGTTGCTCAAAATCTTGATATGTCCCTCGAAGCACTCGGAGCTTTAACAAGAATGCTTTCTTATTCAAAGAATTTCAAATTCAAGCTATCTTGGCTCCAGAAAGCGTGGGGCATCGGGCGTGATAAGCTAAAAAATATCATCAAGGAATTGAAGAATCTCGGATTCATCAAATTCGTTTCAAAAAGAACCCCTGATAACACGAAGTTCTCCGGATGGAAATGGTTTCTCTCCAATAAACCGGTGTTCAAATCAAAGGGAATCGAAAAGGAAATCCAGAAAGACGGATTTTCAGTATCTCTGGAGGAAGATAAAAACCAGAGTGACGAGATTTCAGACTCTCTGAATATCAGTAACTCATTAAGAAAGACTAGATTGAAAGATAAGAAGAAAAATAATAAAAAGAAAACTTTCATCTCTCCGGATTTCGAGTTAACACATGTTCTGATTGAATGGACTCAGAAAACCTTTGAAAAGAAAATCCCTCTCAAAGAATTGATATTTCAAACAGATTTATTTATTCAGGAATATTTAGACTCCGGAATCGAAAGAACCTCATGGACACGGTCTTGGATGACTTGGATAAAAAACGCCGTTTCATGGGATAAGATAAATTATGAAAATCTTGATGAATCCGAGAAAGTTTTAACCCCGCCGAAAGATGTAAATCAATATATTGTGAAAAGACCGAAAGATTGGTGGAAAACGAAACCGAAGGCTGAGGAGGAACTGCCGCTCTAATGCTGTTTCCTTCGAGCAGGATGGATTTTCTCCCTCTGGAATGATTCATCCATCGAATCTAAGTTTTATAGTCAGAAATCGAGGATAAAAAAGAATGAATAAATTAGATGAAATATTGAGTCATCTGAATAATGTTAAGCCGAGAGGAGAGGATTTTACAGCGCAATGTCCAATACATGCTGATAGTAAAAATTCTTTCTCGATATTCAAAGCTTATGATGGGAATTATATTCCATTTTGCCATGCTGGTTGTTCCCTTGAGGAAATCAGAGATTGGCTTAAATCCCTGAATCTTAATTTCAAATTCAAAGATAAGGGAATAACAAATATTTACCAATATTATTCTCCGGATGGAGAGGAGACATTTCAATGCTGCCGTTATTTCCCGAAAGATTTTAAGCAGAGAAGAAAATCCGGCGATAAGTGGGTCTGGGATTTGAAGGGCGTAGAATTGACTTTATACCGGCTTCCGGAATTGATAACCTCTGAAATATCGAGGGCGGTCTTTATTACGGAGGGAGAAAAGGATTGCGATAGATTGATTTCAAATAGCTTGATTTCCGTTTCTCCTCCTCTCGGAGCAGGGAAATGGAAGGAAACTTATAATAAGTTCCTGAAAGACAGGACGGTGTATATTGTTGAGGATAACGACTCGGAGGAAAAGAAATTTGCCGGTCAGAAAGGAGCCCTCAAGATTGCAGAATCCCTCGTCAAAGATGGGCATAAAAATCTAAAAATTATTTCCTTCAAAGAATATCAGGGAATAAAAGATGTTTCGGATTTTCTGGATTCTCATTCAATGGATGAGCTAAAAGAATTAATTAAAAAGACTCCAAAATTTGAATTCTCCCAGATTGAAGAAAAACCAGTAATAAAACCGGAAGCTCATTATCAATTACCCGCAGCTCCGCTTCTCGAATTGGAGATAATAAATTCATGTTTGGCGGATAATACACTTTTCCTCCGAGCCTATGAGTTTATTGATTTCAATTCTTTTTATCTTCCAATCCATAAAAGAGCCTGGCAAATTGCGACTGCTTCATACGAACACCAAGCTTTCGTTGATAAGAATCTTGTCCTCTCGAAAATGATTGATGAGGGAAAGGAATCATTAAGGTTATTCGAGGAGAAATTAACAGGAGTATGTCTTTCGTATTATCAGTTTGAAATCTATTGTCGAGATATTCAAATGAAATCCCGTCTCCGGAATCTCATTAAATTATCTGATGATTTCTCCCAGAAAGCACGGGAGGCTCCAAGCGAAGAATTATTCGAGCAATTTGAACAACAGGTCTTTTCTTTGACAAATTCTCTGGAGGAAAATCCGGACGGAGATTTTGAGGATTTAGGACAGGCGGTTTCTGATACGATTCATAAGGCTGAAAGTTTTACGGGAGAACTTCTCGGAATCTCCTCCGGATATACAGACCTTGATGAAAAGACTTCAGGGCTTCAGAAAGAGGATTTGATTATTATTGCAGCCCGTCCTTCGATGGGTAAAACTTCTCTTGCGACGGACATCATATCGAACACAATTCCGGATAATCTGAAAGTCGCTTTCTTTACTTTGGAGATGTCCAAAGAACAAGTCGTCAATAAAATCATTTCTCAAAATCTGGAGATTCCTGCCCAGAGAATTAAAAAGTGGGATTTATCATTTCAGGAAAAAGAAGATGTTCAGAATTTCAAAAGTCAGATTTTAGATTCAAATATTAAAATCAATTTCAAACCCGGCATCAACATCGTTCAGATGAAAAGAAGCCTCCGGAGATTGGTTTCCAAAATCGGACCTCTGGATTTAATCGTAATTGATTATCTTCAGCTCATGGGAACTTATGGAAAATATGAATCCAAAGAAAAAGCGGTCTCCGATATATCGAAAGGATTGAAGGAAGTTGCTCGTGAGTTCAAGTGCCCAGTAATCGCTCTCTCACAACTGAATAGAAAACCGGAGGAAAGAAAGGGAGACCATAAACCCATCATGAGTGACTTGAGAGAATCCGGAGCAATCGAGCAGGATGCAGATATTATCATCTTTCTTTATCGAGAGGATTATTACAAAAAGGACACGGAAAATCAGGGTGTGACGGAGGGAATTATTTCCAAAAATCGGCAAGGACCGACGGGAAGCTTTTATCTCCAGTTCATCAAGGAATATACTCATTTTGAGAACTCGACTTTTCAAAATGATGGTTCATTCTAAGTGAAACAAATGTTTCATGAGAGAAACAGATTCCGGAGGATTTCTGATGAAAACTTAGAAAGTGTTAAAAATTGACAATTTAGGGAAAATTAAATGATTGAAAAAACAAGCACTTATAGAGATGAAAAATCGAGTAATATCATTACATGGATTATGAGTCAAAAAGCCATCTGACTCGAACTATCGAGAAAGCGTTTTATTTTCAATAACTTATGGACACTATTTTTTGTTTCATAAAAATAGTCTAAAATTTGATAAATCGAGGTATAAATTATGACGATAAAAAGATATTTACAACAGGATAAATTAGGGAATATTTCCTCCGGAGAAAAAGAATTTCTCCTCAATCATGTGTGCGATACGATGGATAAAGTTCGGGCTCGTTTCGAGGAATGTATCCGCCTGAATTTCGGAAAAAAGAAAGTCCTCTATGTTTCAACAATGGTTTCAATTATTGAAAAACATTTCGTCTGGAATATTTCCGTCCGGATGGGAATGCGTTTCAAATCCTCCAGAGAATTAAAAAAAGTTTCTAATTGGGTTCCGGAGGATAAAAGAAAAATTTTTGAATTGATGGATGAATACTATAAATATGTCGGCTCAAAAAATCTGGAATTCGAGAGTCGGCTTGAATATGAAACCTCCGTTCACTTCAATAAAAAATTGAGCTATGAGGAAATAGAATCTCTTTACGACGATACGAAAAATAAATTTGAAAATGGGGTAATCGAATAATGAGCTACTCTGAATCATGGCTTGATGAGATTTTGAAAAAAAATCCTCAATTGAAAGTAAAAGAGGATAGATTGATAAATCCTCCGGTTATTCACGCCGCTCCATCTGCTCAACCCAAGGGAATGAATAAACTTGAATTGAGATATAGTTATTTTTTACAGAATCAATTTCTCGGAGGAGAAATTATTAAATGGATGCACGAGCCGTTTAATCTCAGATTGGCAAATCCTAAGTGCCATTATAAAATTGATTTCCTCGTGATAAATCTCCAGATGGAAATTGAGCTTCATGAAACCAAGGGCGAATGGGTAGATGGAGATGCTCTTGTGAAATTCAAAGTCGCTGCAAAAGAGTTTCCTTTCTTTCGCTGGAAGTGGGTAACAGAGGAACTTGGAGTCTTTGTTTATCGCGAACTCTGGAACGGTTCGTGGTTGAAAGAATCTCAGAAATAGTATAATATCTTTTTGAATCTGAGAAAGAATTGAAGTTTAATTCCTCTCTCGGTTTCCCTACCTGATAATCAATTATCCTCGATTTATGGTAAAAGGGCTTTCAGATGAAATTTATCTGAAAGCCTTTTCGGGTTGTTGATGTTAAAATTTCACATTTTTTATCTTGAATTAAAATTCAATCTCAGTTAAAATTTTTCATTGGAAGAAATTCCAAGATTAAGAATCGAGGATAAAAGAATGAAAAAAGAATTTATACGAGGAGTTTTAGAGTTAACTAACGGGCCGATTTCCCTGAATGATTTCGAGAAAACGGAACATCCGGATATTTATAAGCTGAAGGAAAAGGCAGCATTAAGTGGGCATGAGTGGGTTTATTTCAATGGGTTTGATTATATTGAAATTAATCCTCTCCTCTATGGAGCCTTTCAGGAATTGAACCAGCTTGATAATTTCAATCAATTTGATAATGTTTCCGATAAGGAACTTTATGTTGCGAAGAATCACGTCAAGAAATATATTGATGAAGGAAACTGGGTTGACGCGATGCTTTTCATTTCGGAAAGAGTTGGTTTTATGGTTTATCTGGATAATTTCGATAAAATTCCGGATGACCAGAAATATGATGCTTTTATTAATCTTTATACAAGATGTGATTTCGGTTTCCATCTTTTGAAAGACCATTATCGAAAGATATTTGATTACGCGCATCTCTCGAAAGAAAGAGAGGAAAGATTGAATAAATTAAAAGGGAAATTCGGAGAGAAAAAGAAGTTCCGGATTTTTCACGGCGTTTCCTATGATTTCCCTGTTTATGATTATTACTCGTGGACTTTGAATGAAATGACCGCTCAATTCTTCGCTTATAGATATTCCAATTTCGGTGAAATCCTACAAAAAGATATTTTATTCAAAGACGCCGTCGACTACTTATCTGATAGAAATGAGGAGGAGATTCTTTTTTCTCCATCAGATACATTTTTGAAACTTATGTTTAGAAACAAGGAGGAGGGAGAATAATGTCAGAATTTGTTCATGATATGGGAACTGATTTTCAAGTCTTTCTTGATTCCCTCGATAATAAACCAAAATACACGGAGCAGGAGCTTTTGGAAAAGATGGGCTATGAAGCTTATCAATTCACACAGGCATCGAATTTCCTGATTAAATATTCCTCATCCATTCAAAAGAGGAGAGTTAAAATCAGGACGATACTTCTTGCGAAACGACCGGATTTAATCCAGAATCCGAAATTAAAAGCCCATCTGGAAAAATGCTTCGAGGATATAAAATTCAAACCAACAAAAGAGGATATTGATTCTTTTATTGAATTGGAACTCGGAGACATTCATTCCCAGATGCAGAAGGCTTCGGAAAGAATGAAAGCTTCTGAAAAACTCCATGATATGTATCAGAAGCAACTTTCGTGGTACCAGTCAGTTTTGAAAAGAGAAACCGCCGAATGGATGGCTTCCAATCGAGGAACTTAATCATGAGAAAATCGAAAATCACTGATATGCCATTACTCGATTTCCTGAAAGAAATTTCTCCGGATGAAGTTATCCTTCATCCTCATCAGGAAAAATTACTGGACGCGATTTCTGAGGGAAAGAGATTGGTTATAAATCAACCTCGGAGATATGGAACTGCTGTCCTTGATGAATTAATCAGGGAAAGAACAAATGGCGAATCGAAATATAGACCAATCGGAAAATATCCGGTTTTCTGTATCGTCAGTCGTAAGGATGGAAAAGTTGTTTCTCATTGGTCATGTGAGGAACCCGATGTCGAGGAGTTCAAAAATAGTTCGATTAAAAGAGGGAATCTTGTGGAAGTCTTTCCGCACGATGAATACTGGGAAAAATATAAAAGAGGAGAATTCAATAAATGAAAATCAAGGTTTTAGACAATGGATACGTAAGATTGGTGGAATCTTATGGCAGAGGCGATGCCGGAATCATGGAGGCAGGAATCATCGAAGCAGCGAGACAATCTACGCAGGGAAATTTCAGGGGCTGGGATATTTGGCACTGCGGGACTTGCGGAAATAATTTCAAATCGAAAATCAATCATGACATTTCCGGAGGACTCGATGAGTTGAGTTCAAGTTCATTGGTCATCTGTAAACAGAAGAATTGGTCGAATGATGAAAAACTTCTCGGATTTCTTTTTAATAATGAACCGAAGCATTCGACACCTTTTGAATTTTGCGGATTGATTATTGAAGTTCAAGCTCCGATTTTCGTATTCAGGGAATGGCACCGGCACCGGACTCAAAGCTATAATGAGATGAGTGCAAGATATGCGCCTCTCCCTGACATGAATTATGTTCCGGATAAAGAAAGATTATTCCTTACTCAGAATGAGAATAAACAGGCTCAAGCAATATCCGGAAGTAAGCAACTCGATGATAATTATGCAGAAGGATGGTTGAGCGAATTGGCTATTTTATATGAACGTGCTGAAAAGGTTTATCAATATGGGCTTGATGTAGGGATTCCGAAAGAAGTCGCCCGAGTCGTCCTCCCAGTAGGAAGATATTCAAAGATGAGAGCTTCTGCTAATCTCCTCAATTGGTTGAAATTCTTATCTTTGAGAATGGACTCAAAGGCTCAATGGGAAATCAGACAATATGCGAATGCTGTTGCTGAAATCATTTCAAATGAATTTCCTAAAACTTGGTCTCAATTCAAAAAATAATCCGGAGAAATTCAATGTCAGAAAACTTAGAAAAACACGACCCGATAAATCCCTCTCATTATAAGAAAAATCCCTCTGGGCTCGAATGTATTCACATTACTCGGCACATGGGATTCAATACGGGAAACGCCGTAAAGTATCTCTGGAGATATGAGGAGAAAGATTTGATTATTGCTTTGAAAAAAGCAGTCTGGTATTTAGAGGATTTGAAAGAACATCATTATATTTCTGCGATGTTCCCAATCGTCGCTCTGGATGGAGGAATGATTGAGGAGATTGTTTCCGGATTCCATTCCGAGAATATACAGCAAGCTCTCCGGTTTCTCCTCAATTCCAGATTGCCAATGACTCCTTTGAATCTTCAATATGTAATCGGCTTGATAAATAAAGAAATCGAGGAATTAGGTAAATTTTAATATGCCAACGAAAAGAAAAACAAAATATAGTTCATCTCGCTCAATCTCATTGACGGATTTGAAATATCGTAACCGCCTGAAAGTCCGTTCAAAGAATCGAGATAATAAAATCGAGGATTTGAGGGAGTGTCCCTCCTGTCATTCAAAATCCGGTTATTATCATGAGTCCTTTCATGAATCCATCGAGAGAGAAATAAGTTCTTTCCGGAAAAATTCAAAATCGAAAATCGAGATTGAAGTTAAATCCGAAATCTGGAAATCAAATATTTATTTCTGTCTCGAATGCCATACTCCGATTGCTTATCATCGAGAGGAGGAGAAAAAGGAAGAAAACAAATAAATGTTAAAGTTTCACATTTTATTCTTGACAAGCTATTTCTAATATGAGAGGATGTCTTTCAAGGGAGAGAATCCCAAAATTAAAAATCAAGGATAAAGAAAATGTTAAATCCGGAAAGTGTCAAAGTGGTGAAAAATGAAATCGAAATCATGAGGAATGAAGTTAAAGAAGGTTTCCGACGAACTCGGGTAATTAATTCGACAACGATACAGGCGACGAATCAGGGAGTCAATGGTTATGGAGGAAAGGTTTTCTATTATTACATCAGTGTTAAAGATGACGAAGGAAAAGTCACTTGGTCGAATTCTTCCTCTCGATTGAATGAAATCCTTTCTTGGTATTCTAAGAGAATCAAGACCCTTAATTCTAAGAATCAAATCCATTAAATAGACCGAAACTCCCTCCTCTGGGAGTCATGGAGTTAATCTCCATCTGATGAGGTCAGATTAAAAAATCGAGGATAAAAGAAAATGGAAAAAATTCAGAAAACACGGATTGAAAAAGTCTCGGATTTGAAACCGGGCGACGTTATTTACAAATTTGAAAGATGGTCTTATGAAAAGAATCTCAAAGCTGAGAAACCTTTACCGGTCATCAATTTTCATCGAATCTTTGTTATCTCAAATGTTCATTTATCGGAGGGAGGAAAATGGCTTTTCGATTATCGGAAACACGACCGGCTTTCTTCATCGAACGGAGACCACTTGAAAGTCATCAGGGCTTTGGCGGAAAGAAAAGTTTGTGAGGGCGGAACATTCGGGTGCAATCAGAGAATTCCGGAAAAGGGCGAATTCTTTCATTCGGAAATCTGGAGACTGGACACGATTCGGAATTCGGTTTCTCCCTCTTATAATTATTCCGGAGTGATTCTTTACAAAAATCCGGCTTATGATTTGATGCATTAATCAGGGAGAAAGAATTTTAATAAATGAGGATAGAAGATTTCAAAAAATCGAAAGAATACAGGGACTACATAGTCCCTCAACATCCGTATTATGAATGCCTCATCTCTCTTAATCGAGATGGGTTTTTATGTTATAAATTAATAGTGATTATTAAGAGGGGTTATAATTCGTATTCGATTTATAATCTCTTAAATAGTCCTGATGGTTCAATCCAGATTAAGCACGATTCTTCCTCGATGACGGATTTGGACGTGTTTAAGTTTCTATTGAATCTCTTTTCAAAAGAGGGTTAAAAATTATGCCAAATTTAGAAGAAATCAAGAATTTGAAATTAAAAACAATTCTGGAAAGTCTTTCCGGAACAGAATGTTTTTCATGTGGTTCGAGGAAGGGGGCGAAGATGAGTCACTGCAGACCCTGCTACTTTGCGCTTCCTCCGGAAATGAGAAAGAATCTTTATAATCGAGTCGGTTCGGGTTATGAGGAAGCTTTCAAAGAATCCCTTATCTTTCTGGAGGAAAGGAAGTCATGAAGATAGGCTTTACTTCGCCCAGAGAGGGGGTTTCCTCCGTTCAGATTCGGACTTTAATCCGATTACTCGGATTGTTCGATTTGAAAGAGGGAGACGAAGTTCACCACGGCTGCTGTATCGGAGGAGATGAGAAGATTCATGAGCTCATCAGAGAATATTATCCGGATGTTTCGATTATTGGGCATCCTCCGATATTGACGAAATTCATTTCCCAGATAACAGATTTCGACGAGCTCCGGCTTCCTCTGGATTTCCTCCATCGAAACAAGGAAATCGTAAATGAAACGGATATTTTAATCGCCCTTCCATCCGGCCCCGAAGTAATTCGTTCCGGAACATGGGCAACTATTCGGTATGCTCTGAAAGGTAGCAAATCAGTTTATATCATCAGAGAGGAAAATTAATAATGGTTGATAAAATAGCCAAGATAGATAAAAAAGATGAAATTGATTCTCAATCCATCCAGAACATTGAAAATCTCATCAAAGTTGTCCTATTCACGGGAAAATATCTGAAATTCCGGATTGAATATCATCGAATCGAAGATACACGGGACTACTTCATTTTTACTTTATTCAGGAACGAAAAGCCGTGGAGAGTAATCGGAGGAGTTTCCGAAACTTTATATTATTTTCTCGGAGCTTATGAGCAGGAATACAATGAAACGGTTGATGTGAATTCCCTCAAAAAGAGAATGGATAATTATTCCCTGAATCATCAAATTAACTGGTCATCCGAGAAAGTATTTTATTAAAAGATTAAAAGAATGAAAAGATTAATATTCTTACAAAATACATATTCGGAAAAATATCAGGGAAAGGAATTTCCCAGAGACGAATGGTGGAGAGGATTCAAAAAAGGATTGGCTTTCCGGAATCTCGAAAAGATATTTGCGATAAATCTCCGGAGAGACATGGTCTGGAATCTCACACCGATTGCGGGAAAGGATTCCTCCTCGATTCTTCCTCCGGATTTTCATTATATCGAGGACGCAATTATTAAACATAGACCAAAATATGTTGTCGCTTGTGGTCTGAAAGCAATCTCTGCTCTGGATTTGGTTCTGGATAAAAATCTTTTAGGAATCACGCATCCGAGCTACAGATTCAATACTGAGGATTATTTTCTCCAATTGAGATTTTTGGTCAATCTCAATCTGGAGGGAAAATATAAGGCTTTTCCCGTCAAAGGGCAAAAGGAATTAAAACTAACGCAGCTATAAATCAATAAATCGAGGATAAAAGAATGATTGTAAAATATGGAGATTCAGAGGATAGTCCGGAAAGAGACGCCCTCATATTGGAGATATTACCGAAAGAGACTTTGATTTCAAAAATCATTGAGCCTCAGATTGAGGAACATCTTTTTGAAGCATTGGCAGAATGTGTAATGGGAGAACTTCAAATCTTTAGAATGTACCCGAAAAAGATTGGTTCTCAACCCATTGAGGAGAAAATTAAAACATTCGACCCGACGAATAACGAGACCTGTTTCATGGGAAAAGGATTCAAATCAAATGATGAGCTTCAGGATGTAGAACTGGTGAAATATCGAAAAGCAATTGGCACCATTCCGCATTATGTCTGGGGAAACGTCACGCTCCTCGAAATCTGGGGAGGAGACCATTTTGAAGATTATCCGGATATGGTCATTGGCGCGTTTGAATATGCTTTCAGATTGAGAGACGAGTGCCCGAAAATAAAATTCTACACGAATCCTCTTTTCAAGAATGAGAAATCAAAAGAGTTCAAATTATCCCAAAAACAAAAGGATGAAAAAGAGTTTCTCGATGATTTACTGGCAAGAGCTCTGGTATATGGTGTGAAAAGTGTCGAACAGGCTCGGAGAGATAGAAAGAGGAGATAATAAAATGGGTTGGGCAAAAAGAAATCGAAATAAAATCTCTCCGGAAATGAAGCGTAAAATTCTCGGAGAAACAATCAACATCATTTATGATAAAATCCCTAAGGTTAAATGCCAGGGGCACTGTCATCCCTTCTGTTCCGCAATCGCAATGGAACCTATCGAGAAAGAGCTCATCGAAGAAAAACACGGTTCTTTCCCTGATGGATATGAATTCCTCGATGGAGGAGTAAGGTGCGGAAGTTTAACTTCGGATAATAAATGTTCAATCTATGATAAGCGACCTTTGATTTGTAGATTATACGGCGCAACAAAAACAATGATGAGCTGCCCGTTAAATTGTGAAGTCGAGGGAGAACAACTCGATGTCGAGGAAGTGAATCGTTTATTTATCGAAATGAAGTTTCTCAATCTGGAATATTATTTCCCGAAAAGAGCAGAAGAATTAATGTCCCTCGTCAATTCCGGAAAGGGTGTTGATTTGGAAAAATATTGTGGAGTCCATCTCTTTAATGTTCCGGAGGAGTTATGGCGAGATGATATGACGGAAAAGAGTGAACACCGGAAAATCCGGAAAACTCTCGAATCGAAAGCCGGTAGGAAATTGACCGAGAAAGATTTCGAGCTCCATCAGTTCAAAAAGAAAATAAAGATATATTCGGAGATAAAAAACATTCTGGATAATCCCAATGTTTCAGGGAATCAACAAATCAATCTTTTTAATCTCGATGGATGGAAAAAGGATAGAGGAGATAAACCACAAAAGATTGATGATATTCAATCATTCTTCAAAAGTGATTTAATTAAATTGAGTGTTCCGGAATTATGGAAACTTCTTTTCGATGAGGATATAAAAGATATTAATCAGGAAGTTTCAGGAATATAAAAATCTTATGAATGAAGAAACAGAAGTAGATTCACAAGCGATTGAAGAAATAGAAGAATTAAAAATTGATATTCTTCCTCCGGAGAAACCGAAAAAGGTAAAGGGAAACCTAAAGGATAAAAAGACGAGCAAAGGTAAACCGACTCCGAAGCATATAATCGCTGCAATCATTGGGGCATATCTCTCCGGAAAGTATCAATCGCAACTCGAAATCGCGGACGCCGTAGGGACATCAATCTCGAATGTAGAAAACACAATCTCCTCGATTCCGAAAGAATATATTATTCTCAAAGATGAGGCGGTCAATCAGAGAATAGCTTTGAAAGTTGTTGAATTTATCGAGGAGGGCTTTGAATCATTGAAACATCTTGATAATCATTTCCGGAATGAAGCATGGTTGATGAATCAGGACGCAGAACAACTCGGAAAGCTTTACGGAATCAAGGCTGATAAGATACGAATGATTATGGAAGCAATCGAAAGAGCCAATCGTTCCGGAGGAGAGTAAAATGTCAGATATTAATCCAGAGAGAAAATATTTTACAGATACGGAAATTTTGAATTATCTCCTCGATTGGATGAGGAGAAATCAATCAGAACCATTCGTTTATGGGCACAGATTAGGTTCTCAGTTAATTAAGGTTGGAAGGATGAGAGAGGGAATCAATCTTGAATTATGGAAAGAACATCAGAAAATCATGAAAGAGGTCGAAGAAGCTCAACAAAGAGAAGATATTGCCAATTTCGTGAAATTTCCTCATTCGATTCAATTGTGTGAATATTGTGGAGGATTTGAAAGGCATAAACCCAAGTGTCCTCGCTTAAAAGAATTAATGGCTTCAAAGGATGGTAAATAAACATCATGATAAATGATAAGGACTTGAAGATAAAAGACGATTAGGCTCGATTGTAGAGAGGAAGGAATGAAGATTTTAGACAGATTAATATTGATTTTTAGGATTTTGGAGAATTTATTCAAATTTCTCTATGATTTTTTCTGGGGCTTGAGTGAAATCATTCTCCAGATTAAAACTTATCTGAATCTTAGGAATCCGGAGGATAACCATAAAAAGCATGATAGTTAAATGCACGAATTGTGGAAAAGAGGAGAATGTAACAGATGCTTGGATGGGCGCCGCCCTTGAATTCGAGCATAATTGGAAGATTCTCCCAGATTTGGAGTTCGCCACTTGCGGAGATTGCAATAAATCTCTGGATGATATAAATAAATTGAGGGAAATATGCGAAAATATCGGAAAGGAATCAAACAACCTCCAGTTAAATCTCTCAGTTGGGACGAATGGCTCCTGATAATCATCGCTTTATTGATGTTTATTTCAGGATTTATTAGAATTTGATACAATATCTCATCTGTGAAAGATATTGAAAAATCAACCACTTAGTTAAAAGGTGCCACCGGAGAGTATCAGAGGAGTGAAACATGGAGAAAGTGCAGAAAAGCCCATTCGATTCAAAGGAAGATTATTTGAAATTCATGAGTGAATTTCTTGGAGTATCTGAGGAGAATTCAAAGCTCAGAATGGAGGATATTAAATTCTTTGAGGAGAGAGGATTTAATTTCAGGGAATCAATAAACCGCTGTCTCGATATGAACTACGGTTTTACAAAGACAGAATATTTTCTAAATCTCCCAGAGGAAAAACAGAATAGTGATAAATTAATTTTAAGATAGGAGGATGAATAAATGTTAAAAAGTCAGGTTAGAAATTATGCAGCAGCAAATGGTGTTGTTGCGAAATATTCAGGGAGGAGTCGCCAATGGCATTTCTCGAAAAACCGAATCCAAGTCTCCAGAGGGCACAAGGATTTAACACAAAAGAAATTGGATAATAGTTTCCAAAAATTCAATCAATAATCGAGGGAAAATCAATGAAAAATAAAATCAAGGAATATAGTGCTTTGATTCATAAAATCAGGAAGAAAATAAATGATTTTACGAAATCGGTATATCCTGAATATAACGAAATCTTTCATCAGGTTTTCGCGGAGTTTGATTGCCCGACCTCTCCGATAAAATTATGTATTTTTGAATTATCGGAGAAAGGTATTCCTGAAAGGTGTCTGTTCTGCCATCTTTCCGTAAATAGAAATAAATAGAGAGGATAATAATTATGCATCCAGTAACTCCGGTCTTTCCGGATAATATTTGTAAACATCCCAAAAAGGGCGAAGAATCATTCTGTCCTGATTGCGGAGAGGTTTTTGTCGCAGAGAAGCAGGAGGAATATCAAACACTCCCTGTGATTTATATCGAGGGAGGAAACTCCTGCATCTCGCGTTGGGAATTATCAGAGGAGGAGATAAAGCACATTATCGAAACGAAATCAATTTATCTCATTCAATCGAATTTCGGTAAAGCAATCGCTCCAATGATGATTTCTTGCTTTCCGGATGGGAGGGAAATATAATCATGATTCAGGAAATCAATTCAGAACAACTAAATCTTAACCCGAATCGGCTTTATAATAATCCGACCGGATGGTTCAAAGATGGAGATACATATAGCCCGATTCCGGCTTATTCAAAAGTCCTTGATTCAGGGATTTATTTCATCCAGATAAACGAGGGTGCTTTAGCCTTCACAAAAACGGAATTATCTACGGATGAGATATTCGAGATTGGTAACACAATTTCAGATAAGGTTTTAATTTCCCTCGATAATTTCTGGGCGAAGGAATCCGAAATCAAAAAGGGAGGAATCACTTATAAGCGAGGCTTCCTCTTTCATGGGAAACCGGGCTGTGGTAAGACGACGCTCCTAAATCAAATCTCCCAACATTTAATCCAGAGGGACGGAATAGTTATTGTTGGTTCGGAGCCAAATCTAACAATTGAGGCTTTAACCCAATTGAGGAGAATCGAACCGACGAGAAAGCTCGCTGTATTATGGGAGGACTTTGAAGGATTCCTGAATGGGTTCGGCGAAGAAAATCTTCTCTCGCTCTTCGATGGTCAACGGCAAGTTGATAATGTGATTCATATCTGCACGACGAATTATCTGGATGATATTCCTCACAGATTCAAATCCCGCCCGAGCCGAATTGATGAAGTCATCGAAATTGAGCCTCCGACCGAGGAAGCCCGATTGATTTTCTTGGCTAAATTATTCAAGAAATATGATAAAGAATTCTTTGATGGAGATTATTGGCTGAAGGATACGGAAGGGATGCCATTCGCTCATATCAAGGAACTTTTTATCTCCGTGAAAATCCTCGATTATGATTACAAAACCACTCTGGAAAGATTGAAATCAAATATCAATCAGAATGATTCAGACGGGAGCGGAGTGTTCGGAAAGGATTAATTATTAAATCTGAGGAGAGATAAAAATAATGTTCAACGGGAGCCCAGCTCAACAAAAATGTGATGAAACCTTAGAGCGATTAAAAGTCGCTCTAAGGGAATATGAGGAGGAGGGCAATCTTTTCGCAAAGAGTGTCACTATCCGGAGATTTGGGAATGGTAATTTGATGGATTTCGTAATTAATTTTACATCTGATAAAGAATCCCTGAAAGACCAAATCAGTAAAAAGAAATGAGTATATTATCCTCGATTAAACTTCCCTCGATGCTTCGGTTTCAAAAGACCGATGAAGAATTATTCCGTGAATATCAGGAAAAACAAAAACAAAAATCCATCCCGAAAATGTTTCAGACAGGTGAACCCGAATTAAAGGGATTAGCGAAAGAAGCAAAAGAAAAGATGGAGAAATTTATTGCTGAGAATTCCAAATTCGTGCCCATTGTCGAATGGATTGAAAAGAACATGTATAATTGGAAAACTGTCAAGGAATATAAAGGGCAGTTCGATTATACTCATGCGAAATTATTGGAGCTTCAAGATTATCAAAAAAGAATCCTGAATCATGTTCTCACTCCAAAGGATAATGGTAAATTTCCCTATCAGACAATAATCTGGTCTCAACCGAAGAAACACGGGAAAACCCAAATCGCGGCGTGTGTTGGAGGGTGGTGGAGTTGCATTATAGAGGCGCCTAATCTGATTTTAACCCTTGCGTCGAATCAGGAACAGAGCGCCGGTTTAATCTTCAAATCTGCTCGACCCAGTCTATTTGCCAAAGGCGGCAAAGTTCCCTTTCATACGACTTCAAAGCCGGAAATTATCCTCCCTAATGGAAGCACCTTTCAGGCAATCCCGAATAACTATGCTGGACAGGCAGGAGGAGATTATGGTTTAACCCTCTGGTCAGAACTTTGGACATATCGTCTTGAATCAGATTTCAGATTATTCGAGGAACTTCCGCCCGTCCCGACACGATTCAACTCGATTCGATGGATTGAGAGTTACGCAGGATTCGAGGATGAATCCAAATTATTAAAAGATGAATATTTAAGAGTTTTTGAAGATACTTCAAAGGATGCAGTCGTTAAATCTCTCTCGAAATTCGGAAATGAGATTGAGCCCGTGCCAGGTCTGGAGGACATTCAATCTCGCGGGATTCCCTGTTGCTACCATATTCCGAAAGAAAAATTCTTTATTTTTTGGGACCACGAAATCCGAGCAACATGGATTGACGATGAAGAAATCGCGGTTCAGAAATCCAACACTCGACACTCGACATTCGTCCGCCTGTGGCAGAATGATTGGCAGAGTTCTGAGGGAACTTTTATTTCTCCGGAGGAATTGGATGCCTGTAAAACCCTTGACGAGAGAGGAGACCTTTCACCGATGGTCATCGCAATTGATGCTTCTATGAGGAATGACACGATTTCAATTGTCGGAGCATCGAAGAAAGAAGTCGAGTTATTCGGCAAAAAGATGGATAGATTCCGATTAAGATATTGCGAAATCTATTCTCCGAAAAGAAATAAAAATTCTCCGGAACTGATTGCTCTCGGAGCCCATAAGCACGATGCTGATTTGGAGAAAATCATTATTCCGAAAATCGTCAATCTCTGGAATATGGGATTAATCCTCGGTTCCGTTTATTATGACCCGTTTCAGCTCCATTCCATCGCGATGAAGCTCCGAGAAATGGGAATCCCTTGTAAAGAATTCAATCAGGGAAACATGAGATTATTGGCTGATACTCATCTCTGGAAAATCATCAACGAAAAAAGATTGGATTTATATCCTCATCCGGAACTTGAGGAACACATGCTCTCCGCAAAGGCGAAAGAATATGAAAACGAGATGATTCGATTAATCAAGGGAACTGCAACAGAAGCGAAAAAGATTGATGCCGCCGTAGGTTTATCAATGGCGACTTATATGGCTTCAATCCTGAAAGATATTCCTCCGGATGAGGATGCTTCAGGAAGTTTTTCCTATGTAACGTAAAATAAATGTCAATAATTGACAAATTTTGTTGAATTAATTTGAAAACTATGAGAATATAGTCTATTCCTTTGAAAAGAAAGGGATATTTGATTTTTGACAATTTAATATTTTTTCATCTGGGTTGATGAGTCCTAGCTAGAGGGAGGAGAGAATAGGCCTCGTATTTCATTCTTTATCCTCGGCGATTCTTTCTTTCCTGATTCATCAATCCAGATGAAAAAATATTGATATTCAGGGAGAATGCGGAAAGGTCTACAACTTTAGGACGCTGGTTCAAATCCAGCCTGCGGAGAAATCCAAAGTAGCTCAGATGGATAGAGCGGAAGTCTTACCCGACTTTTCAAAATCTTGTCTCCCTGATTTAATCGTTATTTTCGGATGGTTTTAGGACGATGAAAAATAAAAGAAAACCATCCAAAAAATAAATTAAATCGAGGATAAACGATGAAAAAATTTGAAAAGGCAACGACGTTCGAGCGGAAGGGAAAATTAGCCCCTCCTCCAAAGAACGAAGAAGTCTGGATGAACGATAAATATCAGGTCAATCTAAGGATTGCAGGGAAAATGGAAAATGGAGATTTGATTCATCTTTCCATTAAACGTCGTGACAAAGAGGCGATTCATGATTGGAGGGATTTTCAGGAAATCAAGAACATGCTTTGTGGAAAAGAAACTTGTGCACTTGAAATATATCCTCCGGAATCGAAATTAGTCGACACGGCGAATCAATATCATCTCTGGGTTTTTGATTCCGGAGATTATTTTCCATTCATGTTTCAGATGCGGGTAGTTTCTGAGGATGAATCAATCGGCAATAAGCAAAGACCGTTTGAAATCAAACCTCCGGATTTAGTATCTCCGGAAAGGATGAAAGAACTGGTCGAGAAATACAAAAAAGAGTTGGAGTAAAATTATGGAAAGACGTGGTTTATTTTTAGTCGTGATTTCGGTTTTTCTGGGAATCTTCATTAGCATAGGCTACGTCTTTTCCAGATAATCAATAAATCAATCAGAGGATAAAAGAATGAAAAATTATAGTATTTACATAGCTGCTTCATGGAAACATAGGCACGCTGTCGAAATGTTAACTTCTCTTTTGAGAAAATCAGGACACGAGATTTTCTCATTCGTGGAGAACAATCATCTGGAGGGGCAGAAGGGATTCGACTTCGAGGAATGGGTTAAAACCCAAGATGCCTATGATTCTTTTCAATACGATTCCAAATCAGCCATGGCTGCCGATATTACAATTTATATTGCTCCCTCCGGAAAGGATGCCGCCGCTGAAGTGGGAATGGCTTATTCCTCCGGAAAAATCATTCTGGGATTATGGGCAAAGGGCGAGGATTTTGGCTTGATGCGAAGGATGTTCGATTCTTGGTTTGATAATCATCAATCATTACTTGAATTCATTCAGGAATTACGACAGCCAATTTCTGCCGAGAAAGATTATATCGTCGAAAGAATCGAGGAAGCCCATCCTAAAGATTCAAAAAATTTCCCTAAATCTGTCATGGATTTACCCATTCAATCAATCTATTAAATCGAGGATAAAAAGGAAGAAAAAAGAATGCAAGAAACTATAAAAGAATTAGGTAATGATGTTGAAAATCTGGATGATATGATGTTCGAGGTCATGAATCCGGAGACACTTAAAGAAATGAAGGACACGGAGCTTGAATCAATCATAATTGATTTAGAATATCTTTACAAAGAAATCGTCAAGCCCTTCTATGAGAATCAGAAAAATGTCATCTCCGAATTAATCCGGAGAAAGGGAGTCGACCATTATTTTCAGGATGAGGAAACCGGCGCTGTCCTGAAAACCTCTCCGAAAGACGGAACTTTCGTGTCATTTTTCCCTTATCAAATCCAGAGAACACGGTTCTCTGGATGAGGAAGCAAAACAATCCCTCTCGAATAAGGATGCGGAAGAAAAAGGTTTTATCTTGAAACTGGGAGACCGGAGAAAGAAAAAATGATAATCCTCATTGGAGATTCAGGAATCGGTTCTCTCGCCCGGCATATTATTCATTATCTCAGAGCTCATGGTTTCCATCCTGTTTTAAGTTCCGAGGTTCCTGACGCGACTCCTGTCCCGAATTTCGACTCATTTAGGAAGATTCTACACAACGCGTTCGGAGGAATAAATCCTCCGGACATTTCGAGAGAAAAATTTCTAATCGAGGAAAAGAAATCCAGAGGAGGAAAATCTTTTCATCAGGTGAATTCAAATTCATTTTTCAAGAAAGAAAATTATTCGGAGAGGAAATCAAAGATTGATTATAAAAGATTCAATCGGAAATCTCCGAGGTTCAGATTTTAGGGTTGCGGAGTCATTCTCCGCTTGAGCCAAGAATGGAATCAACCAGTGAGAACGGGGTTAGGTGGCTGACTAAATATAATTACCCCGTCCATTAATTAAATCGAGGATAAAAGAGGATAAAAGAATGAAAAACATCAAAGAAGTTAAAATAGAGATTCCGGAACAAATGAAGCATCTCAAATCGGAGAGAGGTTTTCCCGTTCCCTTTATCGTTCTGATTGATAATCAGGGAAAAGCCCATTTCAAAATCAATGACGATGAGAAATATAAAAAATGTGTCTATGAACAATTGTGCCCAATCTGCGGATTAGAACTTTATGAGGACATGTGGTTTATCGGGGGGCCACAATCGGCTTTTAATCCGGTTGGAGTGTTTATTGATTCTCCCGTTCATAAAGTCTGCGGGACTTATTCCCTCAGAGTATGCCCCTATCTCGCAACAAAAAATTATAATTCTCTGGATGACGAAAAGACGGAAAAATATCTTTCCAAAATCAAAACTCCCAAAGCACTTTTTGTTGACCAGACGATGATTCCGGATAAACCGAAGATTTTTATTTTTGCGAGGGTTCCGGAGTTCGGAACTAAGGCTTCTCCTCATAGCGCTAGTGGCTTTTATCTCGTCCCTCGTCGTCCCTACTTAGAAATAGAGATATGGAATCATGGAGAGGAATTAAATCCATCTGACTCGATTGAGAGCATGAAGGAATACAAATCTTATTTGATGAATGATGAAAAATTCCTCATAATCTCAAAATCATTTACTAAATCTCCAGCACACGAGGTTTCCCAGACATGATTTTAATAGATTTCAATCAGATAATGATTTCTAATGCTTCAATTCTATTTCAGAAAGAGGAGAACAAAGAAAATTTTCCTTTCGATGATTTCAGATTCATGGTTTTGAATTCCCTCCGGAAATATAATTCCGAGTTTCGGGAATATGGAAAACTGATTATTTGTTGCGAAGGTGCTTTCAAGGAAAAGAATTGCTGGCGCCATGAAGAATTCGAGTTTTATAAATATTCTCGGAGGGAAAAATTCTCTACATTCTGGGGTAAAGTTTATCAGGAATTCGATAAACTGATAAAAGAATTTCAGGAAAACATTTATTTCCCTCTGATGAGAATCCGGAATTGTGAAGCTGATGATGTAATAGGGATTTTATCCCTCGAAACATTAGAGAAATCGGTTATTATCTCAGCAGACAAAGATTTTCAACAACTCCAGAATAAACCGAATATTTTCCAATACGACCCGCTCGGCAAGAGATGGATTAAATGCCCGAATCCGAAAATATTTTTGAAGGAACAAATCATCAAGGGAGATAGAAGCGATGGCATACCGAATTGCTTATCTCCGGATGATTCTTTCGCAAAGGGAATCCGCCAAAAGACGATTTTCCAGACGAAACTTTCAAAATGGATTTATCAGCGTCCCGAGCAATTTCTCGATAAACAGTGTCAGGAATATTATCAGAGAAATAAAAAATTGATTTTCTTCCATGAAATACCAGCAGAATATAAAGAAAGAATCCTAAATGATTTCTCCTCTCGAATCCTGAACCTGAGTTCCCAGAGGAGAGAAAATCAGATGAGGGATTATTTCAATGAAAACGGGTTTATAAAGTTTCTTGAAAAGATGGAGGACTTTGTCTAATGTATCTGACTCAAAAATTAATTGATGAGATAAATAAATCGAGTCTGAATCTTAAAAAGAAAGAGGATTCAATCACGGCGTTAATGAGGATTGAATCCAATCGAGGAGCAAACTTCTCTCCGGAGGGAGAAGTTCTTTCAGAGTTCTTTATCTGGGATAGAACTGTAGAAGGTCAAGAATTCTGGGTTGAAATAAATGAGGCTATCTTTCTGAAAGTCAATTAAATATCCCTGATTGACATGAAAGATTTATTTGATTAAATTCTAATCTGAGGTAAAGAAATGTCTCGAACACTGTTGATTATTACATTGATATTTATCCTTTTTTCAATCGGATGTCTTACGGTGTCAATAATCCTAATCTATAAAACCATAAAGGAGTTAATGAGGAAAATGGGTACTTTTGAAACAAGAATGCAAGGCGTTTTAACGGCGGTCAAGGAAGCAAAAGAACATCTCAAAAATGTTCAGCAAGCTTTTGATGATTATAAAGCGAACAACGAATCCGTGACCGGTTCAGAGGACGAGCTCCTCGAAATCGAACGGGAACTCGGTCTCGCGCAGGACGCGCTTCCTGATACGGATATTCCGGCGGAAGGGACGGGCGAAACGGGAACGGGAGAGGGAGAAACCGACGGCGGCGAAGGTTAATCGAATCTCCGGATAAAACCGAATAGCGATAATAAAAAGTAGCTCTGATTAATTTATAATCGGGCTACTTTTTTCATATTTTACAAATCTGATAAAAAAGGATTAAAATTCTCACACTATGACGCATCCATTGATAAAATCGAAAAGCTTAGGATTTAATACTTTGAAACAGCAACTCTCTCTTTCCAAAGATGAGAAATTAATTTTTGATAGTTTTCTGAAAGCTTATCGAGGAGATTACTGGCGAAGTTCAAAAGGATTCCTCGGGCCCCTCATTGCCCAGAACTCTCAGAAAATGTTCAAGGATAGATTCGTTTCTCGAAATATCATTGGTGAAATCATTAACACAATCTCTGATTCCTTCCTCAAATCTCCGAATTGGTATATTGAAAAGGGAGGAGAAAAATTATCGAATGAAAGCGATAAACCGAAAATAAAAGATACTCCGGATAATCCGGATAATCCAGATAATCCGGAAACCCCTCCTCCAGATAATCCGGAGGATTCCCAATTGAAGGACACGAAAGACAAGATTGATAAAATCCTCTCGAAATTCTGGGAAAAACAAAATCTTGAGCAGAAGCTCCAGAAAGCATTTAATTCGAGACTCGTCGCCTCCAGAGGAGGGCTGAGGGTTTATATCCCTAATTCAAAGAAAAAGAATCTCAATAAGTTATCTCTCGATGATATTAGAACGTGTCTGGATTCCATCAGAATCGAGCACATTAAACCGGAACGGTCGCGAATGATGGATGACGAGGGCGACAAGCTTTCAATCGTCTCCTACACGAAAAAATTGGATTATGATACGAACGAGGATGCGGAAATAATCGAATTCTCTTTTGTCGATGATAACGGAAAAACCATCATTGGAGTTGTTTCCGATAAACAGACGGAAACATTCTCGATTGAGGCTCTTGCTTCAACCCCAGTCGAAAATCGAGACACGAAAAAGAAAGATATTTCAACCGGCTTGAATCTGGATTCAGAGACAACATTTTTTGAAATCTCCGGAGAACCTTTCGTCTCGGAACAGCTCATGGAGCTATCCGCCTTCCTGAATCTTGTTCTCACTTTGGCAGCAATTGGAATTTTTGAAACTGGATTTCAGGAAATCATTACAACGAACACTCAATTCAAAACGGAAAAAATCCTCAATGAAAAAACCGGTAAGATGGAAGATGTTCCCGTAGGATTAGAACGTGGCGGAGCGATGATTCAGAATTTCAAAGGAATTGAAAAAATTGATTTGGAATCAGGGAAAAAGGAAAGACACGAGCCGAAGGTTACAATTAAAGACCCTGTTCCAATGGAGAATTTCGTTCTCGCGAAACAAATAGCCTATGAATCCTGTCTTGAGGAAGCCGGTCAGCAATATAAGCTCATCTCCGGAGATGCGATGGCATCGGCAGTTTCGAGGATTCAGGCAATGGCAGGATTTTATCTCCGGATAAAGAAGTTCAAAGCTGATATTGATTCATTAGGCTCGTGGGTTCTGACAACGATTTTGAAATTCATCGGATTAAATCCTAAAAATGGTCTGGATGATTTCCGAGTCGTTTTTGATTCCAAGATTGACATTGGCCCATTAACCCCAGAGGAAAAGAATTTTATTATTTCAATGGTGAATAATAAAATCATTTCCAAAGAAACAGCCCGTGTATTATTGAACATTGATAATCCTACTTTGGAGAATCTATTGATTGAAAACGAGGAAGCTGCTGCGACTGAAAAGGAAATCGGAAAGGAAAAGAAGCTTCAGGAAATCCGCCCAGCTAATTCCGGATTCCCTCCATCGAATCAATGATAGTTTACAAATAAGATTTTATCAGTTATTTTATCTTTAGATGCCACTTGTCGAGCAAGCCCGACATCTAAAAATCCTGATAAGTTGTAGGGCAACAAAATCAGAAAGGGAATTTTCGCTATTTGAAATATATCTCTTTTTCTTTTGTCATTTCGTGTAGGGCACTAAATAAAATCTGAGGAGAAATTGATATATGATATGCAAAGGTAAGTATTCAAAGAAAGAGGATATTCCGGATGGTTTAGATTCAGAATTTGAATTGCGGAATGGCGAATACTATTTGAAAGAGTCAGCGATTGATGGAGGAGACGAGATTTTTGCCAGTGGAGCTGTTGCAAACAAAACTCGTGCGATGAATCAATTAAAGACGAAGAAAGAGGAACTTGAGGATGCAAAGGAAACCATCAAGGAATTAGAGGAGAAAGTTAAATCCTCGAATGTCAAAGATGGAACGGTCCTTTCTCCGGAGGAAGCGAAAACTTGGAAAGCCTATCAGGAGCTAGGGGCACTGAAAGACGTCAAGAAAATGGTCGAGGAATTTCCCCAATTGACCGAAAAATTGACGAACATTTCCGAAACGGGTTCTCTGGAGCAATTCTCGAAAGATTCAGGATTAAATCTTGATGTTCTGAAAGATTGGAAATTTGATAAAACAAAAGGTGAAGGAATCGAGTTCTTTCTCAAGGATGATATTCAGAAAATCAAAGGGGTTGATACGAAAGTAAAAGTCCCAATGGCGCGACTGAAAGAAAAGGATGAAACTTCCGGCGAGGTCAAAGTCACGGAACATCCCGTTCTCGATGTAGCAAAGAAAAGGTTATCCTATTATCAAGTTGAAGCCTTGACAAAAGCTTCACCAAATCAGGATTCAAAAATCGTTCTGAATAATTCTCCGGAGGATTCAAATAATATTTACATTCCGAATCTCGGCTCCGGCGGAAATGAAGTAAACAATTCTGGCGACGGCAAAAAGGAAAAACCTGTTGATACTTTCAATAAGGAAAGGGACTCAAAACCCAGCCCGTTTGACCCGCCAAAAACGACTTAATTCTTAGATAATGAGGAAATAAAATAATGATTCGAGAAACTTTTAAGGATATTTCATTGCCTCCTTTCGTTCACAGTCGTCATAGCTTACAGCGGGATAATGGGCGCCAGATTGATTGGTCACTTGTGACTAATAGATTCATGAAAGGTGCTTTCGTTGTGACGATGAATGCGGCGGCATTAGCAGCAGCAACTTCAATAACAGTCCTTCCGCTTCCGAAAGCACTTAAGGCTGGACAGGTCATTGATTTCGGAGGAGCAAAATTCGCGAGAGTTACGGCTGATACAGCCGCTGGCGAAGTCACGGTTCCGGTAGCAGCTTTGGGAGTTGCTCTCGGAGGAACAGAAACTTCTTGGCTTGGTGGTCGAGGAGGAAAATTCATTCCTGCGGGAACGGAAATGGATTTATTATCATCAGGGAAAATCGTTCCCTCGATTCTCGCAACCGGCGGTGTTACCTGCTACTGCTTACTCGCGACTGATGCTTCAGAGGATATGCCCTCGGATGGAATGGGAGCCTACGGGGTTTTCGTTGGAGGAAATTTCTTTGAAAATCTCCTACCGGCAGCGATTAAAGCGTCATCGACAACGATTGATTCCAACTTCAAGACGGAATTAAGAGCTCGCGGTGGCTCATGGCAGTTCTTTCAATATTCAGACAACACTTAAAATCTAAAAACTTTTAGGTCTGATTCTATAAAAGATTAAAAGATTATTTAGAGGAGATTAACAAAATGGAATTTGATTTGAGGGATGCTATAGCTGCTTTAGATTCAGGTGATGTCTTTGAAACTGCTAACGGCGCCCGACCTGCAAATGATTATCTGGGAAACAAAATCCTTCCTAATGTCAATATGGATGAATACGACGTGAGCGGAGGCTCATTGACGATTCAAACCACAATGGCCGGACTTCAGGGAATGGATTCGGTTCCTGCGGAAGGTGGATATGCGGAAATGTCCACTTATAAAGGAAATACCGGTAAAATCGGAATCGGAGGAGTTATTCCGGAAAGAATGCTTCGGCAACTCCAGACTTGGATGCTCCGAATGACCGCTGAAAGAAAGGACACGACTTCCTTGATTCAGGAAACCGGAATGAATTTCTATAACAAGATTATCGTTCAAGCTATCCTCGATAGAGAGGAATGGCTTAAATGGCAAGTCTTGACGACCGGCAAATTGGATTGGACTTTCAATGGAATCAATCTGAAAGCCGATTATGGCGTGCCTACGACGAATTTCTTGTCCGCTCAAACCGGCAACAATCGTTACGGCGGAACGACTTCTCAACTTTGGGCGGATATTTATAAGCTCTACGAAATCCTCAATTGGGAGATTTCTGCTTTCTTTGTCCATCCGAAATTGTTAAGAGATATTATGGCTAACGCTCTCGTTAACCAGCTTCAATTCGTTTCCCAGAACACGGCGACGGGAGTCTTTTCCTTCACTCGAAGAATCGCAGTGAACGGCGTCAATATCACTTCGCCCGACCCGAGAGACCAGCTGACTTTGATTGCTTATGGAAAGGAAGGAACGGTTCGCGATTCTTCCAATCTGGAAGGAATCAAGAAAGTTCCTTTCCTTACTCCGGGCGCGCTCGTTGCAATCGGAAAACCCATTGATTCTTCAAATGTGTTCATGGTTGCCGGTCAAGGTTCGACAGTTCCTCCGGAATTGGATTCTCCGGTTCGTCTCGGATATGGACACGTCGCTCCGACAACTGAGGGCGGTGGCAGACCCGGACGCTGGGGTAAAATCTGGGTTCCGGAAAATGAACCGGAAAAAATCTATTCGAGAGGAGTAGATAATTTCTTACCGGTTCTGGAAGCGGAAAAACGCCTCGCAGTCGCTTCATCCCAATTGATGAGCTAATCCCTTGATGATTCGATATTCAGGGAGGGTTTCCCGAAAGGTAAATCTTTCCTGAATATCATCATGAGGAGATAAGGATAAAAGACGATTAGGCTCGATTTATGGAGCCGACTTCCCAGCAAGAATTTAATAAATTGAGGAGAAATTAAGATATGTCAGAGGAAAACACAGAAAAAGTTCAAATGGTTGAATTCGAGGTCAAGGAAAATTTTAATGACCCGAAAAATCAGCTCCATTATGGAAGGGGGCTTTGGCCTCTCGATAAAGAAACCGCCAAAAGATTTCAAAAAGAAGGTCGAGGGAAAATTACAAGCCAAACTCTCCAGAATGAAGCCTTTCTTGAAGCAAAAGCCGATGCAGAAAAGAAAGAGGAAGATTTTCAGAAATTAACGGCGCCCGGTCAGGGAACGGATTCAACTGATGAGGAATCAGAGGAAGAAACCGGAGAAGCGACGGAGCTTCCGGAAAACACTCCGGAAAGAGAATTATTAATCTCCGGAGGATTGGACACCATCGAAAAATTAAAGAATGCTTCTGAGGAAGATATTTTGAAGATTGAAGGCATCGGCGGCGTCAAGGCAACGAAAATCGGTCTTTTCCTTTCTGAATTAAAATAAATCTGGAATGGGGGTTACAGATTTTTAATTTTGATGAGGAGAGGAAAAAGGGAGCGGGATTTTTATGAAGCAAACTCAGATTGAAGCTCTTTCGGGAGGAGAGTTCACAACTCAGGAGCTAACTTATATCCGGAGAATCGTAATTGATAAAAGTTTCTCCGAGATAAAAAATCTCGTTCCTCTTTTAACCCTTTTCGATGACCAAGACCCGCCCGTTGTCCTTCCTGATGAGGAACAATCAGAAAGAAAGCTGATGAGGTCTCACGTGAAAGTTTATTTTGATAAGTTCCTCGATGGAACTGTTAAAGTAAAGGGCGGAAAACGTGGCTCGGATTTCGATAATACACGGGACAAGATGGATTTACGAAGGGAAGTCCGGAGAATGCTCCAGCTTCCGAGTTTGACTGATGAAGAATTGGCGGATTTGGATAGAATTTATTTCTCTGAATCCTCGAACTCCGTTCCTTCATCGAGGAGCTTTTGATTAATTAAATGCCTAATCTAACAGAAGCAATATTTACAGAATTGGAAGTGAATCGAATCCTCGAATTAGGTGAAGATTCGACTTTGAGCGTGAAAAAAGGTTCCGGTTCTTGGTCTGATATTCCGGATGGCTGGTTCTTTGAACAAGTCGACCAAAGACCCTCTGGAGGAAAGAAATTTTATAGATTGTCCGTTGCTGATATTGAGGGAACACGTTCCCAGATACTCGCGACTATGGACACTGCGAAAGTGAATCTGAGGGAATATAAGGTAACTGATAAAGATGCTCCAATCGGAGAAACACGAGAATGGATTATTGAACTTTTACCATTATAAAATTAATGAGAATAACCGTTAAAATTCCTCAGAAATTATTGAAAATCAAATCTCGATTCTATCAAGCAATGAATCGGGCTTCTTTGAAAATCGAAGATATTGGCTTAAAGGGAATTCAGAATTCCATTAAAAAGAGATGGTTCAGGACGGGAAATTCCCTAAATAAAGTCACTTCTCAGAGGGTTGATGTTTCTCCGGAAAAGAAAGAGATAAATTTTATCAGCGGAACTAATTATGATATATTCGGAGAGTACGGAACGGGAAAAAGGGGCTCTTCAAGTCAACCGGAATTTACTCCAAGCGGATGGGTTTATGGAACTTCGATAATGGGAATGGATTCAAGATTCATGTTTCATACGGGAATCGAGGAAGTGCTTCCGGAGATAAACGAGAAATTTGTTTCTGAAATGATGAAGGCATTATGAAAACTTTAGCCCCGAATACGGGAGAAATCATCAATCAATGTAAATTAATCCTTCAAGGAATTAATTTTGCCGTTAACCCCGACATTGATACTGCCGTTCCTCCGAAATATAATGTCTTTCCTGAATGGATAGAATCCTTTGATAATGGGAACAACCCAGACGCCCTTAGAAGCGATTTAGACACCTATTCAGATGTTGTCGAGGGAGTGAATGTGACACTCGGTCGAGTCAATTCTTGGTTAATAGATGAATTATCAATAACTTCCTCTGATATTCCCTTAAAATCGAATATTCTGAACGATAAACAGCCGAGAAAAAAAAGAGTCGAAAGATTATTAAGATTGTTCTATTTTTATCAATACAAGGGCGACGGAGTGACTTATGTCCGGAGGGTTATTGATTTAGCGAGAGAAGCTTTCAATAAACCCGCTCTTGGATTCTCAGAACCGAAGTCGAATTTTATCGAGTCGGTTTCTGATTTACAAGTTCCCTTAATATCAGAGGGAGATTTCAACGGCATCATCGCTTATATTCGAGGGTGTCAATTACGGGTAACCACAATAGAGCCAAGGTAAAGCTGGCTAATTTTAAGATAGGAGTAAAAAATTATGTACGGTTCATTTCAGGGAGAGATTTTCTTAGCTGAAAGAAGTGTCGGTGGCAATCCGGTTTTACCTTATGAAAGTATTGGCGATGCCAATGTTTTCGATGTAGGAAACTCGGTTGACAAGTTAACGGTAAAGGAATCAATTTCCGGATTCAGAAAAACGGCGGTCTCCGTCATCACTGGTCAGGAAAACACTTTTACCATCAATTTCAGGGATATTAAGCCCATCAATTTCGCAATCTTGGCTCTCGGATTGGTCATTGATGTTGCGGGTTCTACGGTCACAAATGAGGCTTTTCCAACGGGGCTCGCGGTCGGCGATGTTCTTTTCCTCGATAAGCCGGGAAAAGTTTCCGCAATTACTCTGATGGATAATACCGGTTCTCCGGTAACTCTGGTTCTCGGAACACATTTCGAGCACGATGGTTATGGAAAAATCGTTATCAAATCTTTAGGAGGATTGACCCAGCCTTTGAAAGCTTCGACTTATACCGTTGTCGCGATTCAGAAAGTTCCGATTCAGATTCAGTCTCCTCCGGAAAGAGCTCTTTTGTTCAATGGAGTCAACACCGCGGAATTCAATTCTGATGGCACATTCAAAAGAGTTCGATTGATTTATTATCGGATTCGTTTCAACCCCGTCGAAACGATGAACTGGATTCAGGAATCCGATGCCCTGAGCCTTCCTGTTACGGGCGATATTCTGGAGGACCCGACAAAAATCCAGAGCTCGACCCAATCGAAAGTCGGCGAATTAATTTATTTGGATGCATAATCCGGATAAAAATCTGGGTTCCGAATTCTGTAAGCCATCTTATTCGGAATCCAGAATTTTCATTTCTCAAGATGGCTAAAATCAAATAAAATAAAATAGGTTAGATAGGAGATAAAGATGGCTAGAAAAGCAGCAAAACCGGAAGAACAAGCCGGATTCGATTCGGGTGAAAATATCCTGAATCCGAAATCAAAAATGATTTTGATTCAGGGAGAGGAAATCGAAATCAAAAAATGGAATCTTGGGCAATTGACGGAATTAGGAACGGAAATCGCTCAAATGGTTATTACCCTCCAAGATGTTCAGGGAGACGCCGGCATGGTTATTGCGGTTCTCTCCTCGAAACTTCCCTTTGTGAATAAAGTCGCCCAGATGACTTTGAATAAGGATGAAGAATTCTGTAAAACAATTGATGGAGACGAGCTCCTCGATTTATACGAGGCTTGCTCGGAACTCAACAAAAGTTTTTTTCTCAGATTCAAGAATCTGCTACCGGAGGGAATCACAAATCTGGTCTCAAATCAAAAGTCGCCGGAAACTTCACAGGAAACGCAGGAAGTAGGGATAACTGGTTTGACCTCGTTGACCGACTTACAAAATCTGGGCACCAATTCATCAGAGGAAAAGATTCCGGAGGAAAATATCAAGGAATCCTAGGCTATGATTTAGACCAATTTGAGTGGTTCTTGGAATCCTCTGAAAGGTCGAGAGCAATCGAAAGGGCGGAATTCATTGAGGATATGTGCTTAGCAGTAAGAACAGTTCTTGCAAAACCGGAAGAGGTTAAACGCAGTATTGAGAAGGTGAAAAGGAATGCCTACCAGAGAAGAAAAGTTAAAAGTAGGAGTTGAAATCGGGCTCGATGGAGGAGAGAATCTTTCCGAGCTTGAGGACAGACTTGAACGTCTCAAGAATGTAAATAACACAAAGGTAAAAGCACTTGAATCCGGATTCAATGATTTAGATAAACGCGTAAAAGCGACTAATAAATCAGCCCTCGAATTGGTTTCAACAATCAGCAAATTAAATCGTGGCGGGGCGGGATTGGATAAACAGACCCAATCCGCCACGAAAGCCCAATTAGCCCAAGAAAAATTAAATATTTCTGCTCGGAAATTGGAACAGCAGCAACAGAAATTAGATGCTCAGCAGATAAAAATATCCTCCTCATTCGATAGGGCTTCCAATTCTCAGAAACGTGCTGACCAAGAAACCCAGAGATTAGCAAATTCTCAAAAGAGATTGGAGATTCAAACCCAGAAATTGAATTCTCAATTATCTAATCAGGGATATGATAAGTACTCGAAAACAATCTCTCAGATTCAGTCGAATATTGATAAACTGGGGTCATCCATCGAGTCGGCAGGGAAAAAGCTCACAGTCGGTCTTACAGCGCCCATAATCGCAGCAGGAATCGCATCCTCCAAGTTCGCAGGAGACCTTGAGGAATCAATTGCGGAGATTTCAACAATTGCTCCTCAGATTGACACGAAAAAATTAAATTCCCAGATAACGGATATTTCGACACGAATCCCAATTGCTGCGAATGATTTAGCCGCCGCGATTTATAATATTTTCTCCTCGATTGATGTTAATCAAGACCAAGCGGTCGGTTTGGCAGAGATTTTCGCAAAAGGAGCACGAGCCGCAAAAACTGATGTCGACACATTCGGAACAGCAATTCTGGGAGTCATCAATGCTTATAAATTGGATGTTTCCCAAGCTTCGGAAGTCTCCGATATTTTCTTTAATACGGTCAATAAAGGTGTCATCAATGGACAGGAATTGGCAACGAATCTGGGGCAGGTCACACAAAGCGCAAAAAATGCCGGTGTTTCCTTTAAGGATTTGGGAGCCTTTATCGCTGCCGTTACGAAAGAGGGAGGAAACGCCGCTCAGAATGTCAATAATCTGAATAATGTCTTTTCAAAGATTGTTACTCCTGATTCTCAGAAAGCATTAGATAATCTTTTAGGAAAAAATTCCACAGTCGATGCTCAAGGGAATTTCCTCCCAATCATTGATGTTCTGGATAAATTAAAAGCGAAATTAGATACTTTTTCCCAATCGGATAAAGCAAAGGCATTACAGGATATATTCCCAGACCTCCAAGCACGGACGGGTGTTCTGACATTAATTTCTCAATTGGATTTCCTCCGAGAAACGATGGCTTTGAATGAATCTCAAGCAGGTTCTACGGAAAAAGCTTATCAGAAAATGGTCGCGACGACAAATGCCCAATTTACTTTATTGAAGAATATTGCGATTGCAGCTCTTGTCTCAATCGGAAATTCTCTCCTCCCTGTTCTCGTTCCTTTATTCCAGAAATTAGGAGATATTATTTTATATCTCACTGGTCAATTTAATAATCTTTCTGAACCAGTAAAAGAATTTCTCGGAGTGATTGCTGTCATCGCTGCCGCGATTGGCCCAGTCCTCGTTGTCATTGGAGGAATAATTTCCTTTATTACTCCATTGATAGGAACTCTCGGAACTCTATTCTCCGTTCTCGGAACAATCGGAGGGGCACTGGTTTCTCTGGGAGGATTCATTTCATCTTTCATCGGTTTAATCGGAACTGCCGGCTTAACGAGTTCCGTAACCGCCCTCGTTTCCGTTCTCGGAACAACCTTGATTGCTGCTTTAGGTGCTGCAGCGATTGCTCTCGCAAAAGTGATTCTTGCAATCGTTGTGATAACCGCCGTAGTGGCTGCCGTAGTCGCCGCCGTATCCGCAGCGCTTTATATCCTTTATCGAGTTTGGCAGAAAAATATCGGAGGGATTCAGGAAAAAACCTACGCCGCATTTAACGCGATTAAAACTTTTGTCATCTCGACTTTTAATCAACTTAAAGCATTATTTTTAGAAATCCTCCCTTATCTCGAACAACTGGTTGAAACGACTCTATCGGCGATTGAGGAATTCTGGGCCCTTTATGGAGACCAGATTGTGTCAGTCGCGACAGTCTGGTGGAACTACATAAAAACTTTTATTACGGAAACGATAAATATTATCGCAAAGGTTATAAAAGGGGTTCTTCAAATCATCAATGGAGATTGGGAGGGCGCGTGGGATTCGATTGGTTCAATTGTAAATAGCGCGTTCAAATTAATTGGCACGATTATCGGAGCGGGAGTCCGGATAATCCTTGAAATGATTTGGGGTTTGATTAAGGGACTTTTTATCCTCTGGGTAAAATTTCAGGAAGCCGGTACTCGATTGGGAGAAGCCCTCATCAATGGAATCGTCAACGCCGTTAAAAATAACGGATGGGAGATTCTTGCCGCGATTGAACTTGCCGTTCTGGATGCTTCACAGGGTTTCCCTCGACTCGGAGCCTATATCGGCGGAAAGCTCTGGGATTCGATTAAAAGTGGTTTCTTTGGAGAATCACAAAATAATCCTTTGACGATTACTCCATCAACGACGACTAATCAGGATGGAGGATTATCAATTTCAGCTTCAGCCAGTGCAACGGCGACTCTTACTCCGAGTGCTCCGACTGGTAAATTCTCCGGAGGCGGAGGAGGAAAGAAACGCGGAGGAGGCGGAGGAGGAGGAAAGGGTTCCAAGAGTAAAAGAGATTTCGAGCCAATTGACGCGAATCTTTTAGCCCAGAACGAGGCAGCATTAAAACAGGTTGAATCCCAGATTGAAGCAAATATTTCTGCTCTCGATAGAGCACGAGAATTGACTAAATTCTTTGGAACGGAAATCGGTTCCGTGTTCAGGATTGAAGGAATCGCAGCATCTGATTATTACGATAAACTCCGGAGAGAAAGAGAGGATAATTTTAATGCCGAGATTTTTGATTTAGAGAGGAAGAAAGCCCGTGCGGAATTGATTCTCTCGAAAATGAAGCCCGGAGGTTCTAAAGATAATCAGAGAGATTTTGATAAAGCTCAGGCAGATGTCACGAAACTTCAATCGGAAATTGATTTGAAGAAAGCGGAGCTGACGAAAGAACAAATCAAATTGAATAATGAGGAATTTGATTCAATCCTCGAAAAGGCTGCCGCGACTGAGGAATTGACGAGAACATTGTTGGAATTGAACAATGAAACCCGAAAGGTAGGAGATTTCGATTTATCAAAAGAATTCGACTCAAAATTGGAACAGAACAAGTTGGATTTACAGGGCGCTAGAAGGGCATTAGAGGACGCTCAGTTCCTTTCTACGGATGACCCTATGAAACCCATCCTGATTGAGCGTTATCAACTCTTAATCAAGAATCTGATAAAACAACAGGAATTAATTGAGTCCATCAAACAGCAGAAAGAATCTCAGCTCGATTTCAATGTCGGAGAGGAAGAATTAAATAAAATCCTCGATAAAAGACAATCGGCTCTGGAGAATTTGAATCGAGCCCTCGAAGCTTCCGGAGCAGATGAGGATGCTTCCACAAAAGCGCGTCGCGACCTGATGAAAGCTTATGAGGGAGATATTGATAAAGTTATCGCGAGATTAGAATTTCTTGCGACGATTTTGAAAAATCCCGCGGCGCAGAAAGCTCTGGAATCCTTCAAACAACAAAGGTCTCAAGATAGAACAGTTCCTTTCTCCGAGAAATTGAGAGATGTTCAAAGACCATTGGAAGATTCGCTTCAATCGAGGGATAGAAGATTAGCCGATGTTGAAACTTCCGGAAAATCGGATATTGAGAAACAACTTTCTCGATTGGCAATCATCAAGGAAACAACTGCTGAATTATTGAAACAAGCTGATGCTTATGTCGCTCTTGCTCAACAATCAGGGAATCCGAAAATAATCGCTGATGCGGAAGCTGCTCGCGACGCAATCCGGAAAATGAGCTTAGAGACTCAGAATTTCTCTACTCAATTGAAGAATACAGCGATTGATGCTTTCGCAACAGGATTCAATAATTTCCTTCAAGATTTGGTCTCGGGTTCGGTTTCCGCAGGAGATGCCCTTTTGAATTTTGCTGCATCCTTCATTCAAGCGATTCAGCAGATAATTATTCAGATGCTGGCGTTAATGGCGATTAAAGCAATCCTGAAAGCTTTCGGAATTGATATTCCGATTTCTTTAGGAGGGGCAGGAGCCGGTGGCAAGAAGGATGGAGGAACAGCTGCTTCTCTGAGAGGATTCGCGGATGGCGGAAACGCTTATATGGGAAACACTCTCATCGGTTCCGGAGGATTGATTCAGGGAGCCGGAGGCCCTCGTTCTGATTCGATTATGACTTATTTTCCGGCAGCAAAAACTTTTGGAAGAACGTCAGATACGGAATTCATCCTTGATGCTCAGACAACGAAAAATGTCGGCATCTCGAAATTGAATGCACTTCTCTCCTCAAAAGGAAGAAACTTTGATAGAATGTTCGGACTGGGTTTTGCTGATGGAGGCGCCGCTTCCGGAGTATCGGACGCAATCGGAGATTCTATTTCTCAGATTGGAGCTCCTGATTTATCAGGGAATCCGGTCAATGCTAATTTCAATCAATTGAATTATATTGGTAAAAAATCAATCGAGGAAGTTATTGCAGACCACGGAATGTCCTCTGATGGAGATAGATTATTCGTTAATCAATTTACTCGAAATGAGGGAAAAATCCGAGCTCGATTGGGGTTGAAAAAATAATGTCATATTACACAGGCACAGCAACTGATTATCTGGATTTATTGGATATTATCGCCGCGAAAGCCCTCTTAAATGATTGGGTTCTCGTAGAGGATAAAAGACCGACAACTCCTCAAATAATCCTCAAGGGTGAAGCGGATTCCGGAACGGATGAAATCTATATTGGTCTTTTGGCTTATGCAAATGATTTGGCTGATTTATATGGGTTTTATCTTCAAGGATATACGGGTTATCAAGCAGGAGTTGCTTTCCATTCTCAGCAGGGAGCGATTCCGAATATCTCTCCGAATTTTACTCCGACGGTTCAGCTCTGGAATACTTCGATGCCATATTGGCTCGTAGTCAATAAGAGGAGAATCATTTGTGTCGTGAAGATTTCAACTCTTTATTTTGCTTTCCATCTGGGCTACATTCTTCCTTATGCCTCGGTCGGGCAATATCCTTATCCTCTCTGCATTGGGGGTTCCAATAATGTCGCTGGGAGATATGACGCCGTAGGAGACCCGGCAAGTGTTTTTCCGATTACATATCAAAATGGAAATCTGAGATTGAGAGAACAGAACGGCGTCTGGCAGAATTTCTCTAATTTCAGTAATCCGAATAGCTCGAACACGTGGCTCAATCGGAAAGGAACTTTCCCTTATGCGGAGAATCGAATAAGTAGCTATGTTGGATGGAAAAATGAATTAAAAGTTCCTAATTCCGGAGGAGATATTTTTAACATTCAACCGATTTTAATATTTGAATCATCAGGTGTAAATAATTCAAAAGGGAATATTTACGGACAATTTGATGGCTTATTCCATATCGGAGGATTGGATAATGCTTCGGAAAATACTTTCAATATCGGAGGGAATGATTATATGGTATTTCAAAATATTTATAGAACATCTCCTCAAGATTTCTTTGCGATGAGGTTAACATAAAATGGCTTTTACATCTGGGAGTGCTCCAACAATTCTTGATTTGATTGATGCTTTGAGAGTCTTTGCGGTCGCTCAAGGATGGACGAATAATCATTATGGTTCTGATGGTTCAGGACAACGGCTCCATCTCTCGAAAGGAAGTTGTTTCGTTAATATCCGAGCTTGTGTCAATGAAACTTTTACAGGAAACACGGAAGTTTTTGCAGCATCAAGTGGTTATGGATTATGGGTTAATCTCTCGACTGGATTCACCGGTTCCGGAACTGCTTGGTATAAACAAGCTGGTGCAAATTATGAAGTTTCCTCTGCGGTGAATAAATATCGTTATTCCGGAATCATGGGAAATAATACTTCCGTCAATTATTGGATTTTCGCTTTCTCGGATGTAATTTATTTAATCGTTGAAAATCCATCAGGGACTTATCATTGGTTAGGATTCGGAAATATTCAGAAAATCGGAGACTGGACGGGAGGAGCTTTCCTTTTCTCGAAACACCAAAGAAGCGAGGTTGTCACGACTAAAGTGATGCCATTTTCATATCCGATGTATATCGGTCTTGGTTCCGCCGAGATGCTGATTTATGTTTCCGGATTCGATGGATTGACGGGATATGTTTCCGCTTATCCGGTCGGAACGGGAAATTTCATTTCTTATCGGTGCCTCGATGATATTCAATATAAATCTGTCCTCTGGGAAGTTCCTCCTAATATCGCGACCGGAAAACCGATTATACTTCCCGTGAGTGCTATTATTCTGAGAGACACGGTATTTTCTTTCACAATGCCATTTTCTATTGTTGGTAAATTTCAGGAATTGAATTTTATAAATTATCAGGGATTAATCCCTGCTTCGGATTATGACGACGGGACGGGAGCTCTTTATAAGATTTTCCCTTTTCATCAGAAAGCAGACACGACTGCCATTTCAGGAACTCCGAATTCAACAACCGGAACTTTGGGTTTCGCGATTAAATCTAATTAGTTGATAGGTTAAATGAGCACAATAATTGGGAATATTTTAGATTCTGGATTTATCCTCGATGAAACGGGGCTTACTCCTCAAGTGTCTGAATTTCTGGAAGCGAATTTTCCCTTTGAGGTCGAAAATCCCAATCTCGCTTATTCAGGTTCCGGAATAACGAGTAATGTTCCAATCAGTGTCGAGTTTCAATCAATCGAGGGAAATATCCTTGAAACTTTCGGAGATTTATTTTTCAATCGGATTCACGTTGTTCCTGTTAAAATTGATGTAGGGAATCTCGCGAATAAGCAGACGAGAGAAATCGAGATATTTAATGCTTGGATTCTCGAATCCGCCGATTTGGACGCCGTGACTCCGAATGGAGTTCTTTCCGGAGTTGATTTTGATATTACTCCTCCAATCTCATTTCCGCCATTGACGGGATTCTCTTTTGAATTGACAATCAACACGTCAGGGACGCCGGCTTTCAATGGATTTTATCAATTCGATTTTGGTTCAAAGAGTGCTCCGGACTTAACAGTACTCGGGCGAAGAATTATCCTCTTTCCATTCAGGCACAATTGGTCACAACTACCAAAAGAAGTTCTGGAATATTTAACAACGATTCATGAGGGAACTTCGGATATGGAACAGGGAGTTAAACTAAGGCCCTTTCCGCGACGTAGAATCACTTATTTTCATTCACCAATAGAAGATGGAGACTTGGCGAATATTGCGGATAATCGTTCGGAATTGGAAGCTCTTCTTTATTCATGGATAAATCGAATTTTTGCTCTACCAATCTGGGAGGATGTCTCCGTTCTCCAGAATGATTTGGCTTCCGGTTCTTTGAATATTCCTCTCTCTACTGTCGGTCTGGATTATGACGAAGGGTCTTATGTGATTCTCTGGAAAGATTCAAAAACTTTTGAATTGATTGAGATTGAAACCGTCAATTCCGGTTCCCTCGGTTTGGCTCGAGCAACGGACCTAGAATGGAGCCAGGGGGCTTTAATCCTTCCCGCTCGATTATCACGATTAAACTCGGAAGTCGAGCTCTCTGGCGACACGGAGGAACATTTACAATTTGAAACGGAGTGGATTCTGGAATCAAATCAGAAATCAACAAATCGAATCGGAACTTATACCGCTTTGAGTTATCGAGGATTTCCCGTGTTCATGGAAACCAATCAATTGGATGATAAAATAAAGATTCAATTATCAGAGAAAAATACTCAGATTGATTATGGTCTTTCGACACGGACGGTTATCCGAAAGGGATATAATCCTCGAAGCAGATTTTCAATCTTTCATCTGAATTCAAATCGTTCGGAAATTAGTTCTTGGTACGGATTCCTCGAAAATCGAAGCGGAAAATTAAATCCTTGCTGGTACCCGACATGGGCGAGAGATTTTGAACTATTAAATGTCGTTGCTTCGGGAGCGACTTCTATGGTTGTTCGAGGAAATAGATTCTCGAATATCTACGGAAAGGATTATGATAATTTTGGATTGAATAGGAGAGATATTTTAATCCGTTGGAAAGATAAAACCAACTTCTTTGTCCGGATTCTGAGTGCATCTCCCGTAGATGAAAATTCAGAAACTCTTTTATTAAATGGAAGTTTCCCGAAAGAACTTCAAGTCGCTCAGGTTGATAGGATTTCTTTCATCCGGTTCGCAAGATTTGAATCAGATAATGTCGAGGTTACGAAGGAAAATAATAATGTTTCTCGGTCAACGATAAATCTCCGAGAATTAGTCGCTTCAGAATAATATGCCAACTTATAATTCATCAGAGATTTCGACCAGAGGAGGAGAACCCGTTGAATATGTGAGAATCACAATGGGTCAGGATGTTTATCGCTATACGACTTCTCCAATCGAGGAGGAATTATTTTTTGAATTATATTCTCCTCTCGATTATCAGAGGGATGCTCCGGAATTATCTCCGGAACTTTCTCAAAATCAATTAACGATTACGATGCCGAGAAATATTGATTTTCCCTCGATATTTCAGAAAGCCGCGCCGAGACAACAGATTTTCATTATCATTTATCGAAAGCACAGAGGAGCTTCCGATTCGGATGCAATCAGTTATTGGCAGGGAGGAATTGACGGAATATCTTTCAAGGGAGATATTGCTTCGATTATCTGTTCATCTCTGGAAACCCTTTTGAAAAGAGGAGGGCTCCGTTATCGCTTCTTTGCGAAATGTCGTTTCTATTTGGCTGATGGAAGATGCCCCGTTCCAGCGACTGCGATTACAACGGAAACCGTAATTACATCCGCTTCCGGTTCTCAAGTCTCCTCGCCAGATTTCGACGCCCTCCCTGATGGATATTTTAAGTTCGGAGAATTGACGACTCCGGAACTTGAATCCAGATTCATTGTCGACCATGTTGGAGACACGCTCACTCTCATCGCTCCATTTCCGGAGAGCCCCGTTAACAAACTTTGTAAGGCGTTAGCGGGATGTGATTATACTCCAGAAACGTGCGACTCGAAGTTCGGAGCTTGGACAGATGACGGGAGAGATTGCGGATGCTTTGATTCTATTCCGGTTGATAATTTATTCCAAACAGGGATAAGATAAAGGAACTTTTTATCCTGATTCTCCATGAAACAGTTGTATCAGATATGAAACACAAAAATGTGAAATTTTAACAGAAGCTTAAAAAGTGTTAAAAATTGACAATTTTCCGAAAATTAAGTAGTTGAAAATAAATGACTTGTGAATACAAAAATTTGGCTCATATAATCACATGGATTATATCGGAAAAGACGATTAGGCTCGAACTATCGAGAAAGCCTTTTGTTTTCAATCATTTAGAAGCACCAAATTTTGTTTCACAAACTAGTGAAAAATAGAGGGATATTTTATGCCATTTTGGATAATCGCATTGGTCATTTTAGGAGCGACAATCGCCCTCAATGCTATTATGGCTTCCCGAATAAAACCGGAGAAAAGGAAGGCTGCGGGTCTCGGAGATTTCAATTTTCCTACGGCGCAGGAGAACCGAGAAATCGCAGTTGTCGTTGGCACCATTCGGCAAGAATCTCCTAACTCAGTTTGGGATGGAGACCTCCTCACGGTTCCCGTAAAAAAGAAAGTTCCCAATCCTGCTTTTTTCGGATTGACGAAAAAGACTATCGAAACTGGTCAATATAGATATTTTGTCGGAATGGCTCTTGTTCTCGGTCAGGGAGATGGCGGAGTAAAATTAAGAGAATTCCAGATTGATGATAAAGTCGTCTGGTCTGGGAATATTTCCTCCGGAACATTTTCTTTTGATAAATCTCAATTATTCGGAGGAGAGGAAAAAGAGGGAGGGTACGCCGGCACCTTCGATTATTACGGCGGTTCGTGGTCTCAAATTTATAATTCATATCTTGAGGCTCAATTGGCTGCCGCAGGAACGAAAGCTCGGAATTGGAAAGGAGTAACTTATCTTGTTCAAAAAGGCCCGTCATCAGGGAGTGTCGGAGCGAATATTCCAAATGGTTATGTTGGTCTCTCGGAAAATCTCCGGAAATATTCTTTTGTCCTCGAAAGATTCCCAGACCATTTAGGGCAGACATCTTATTCAATCGTAAATTCTACTGATGCTAATCCAGTCGAATGGGCTTATGAGCTTTTAATCAATTTCGATTATGGAGCTAATATTCCCTCCTCCCAGATTGATATTAATACTTTCAAAGCCGCTGCACAAACTTGCTTCAATGAGGGAATCGGGCTTTCCGTTCTTTGGGACACTGACAGAGATATAACAGATGTTCTTCAAGATATAAATGAATTGATTGATGGAGCAATCTACGTTGACAGAACAACCGGTCTTTGGACTTGTAAATTAGCCCGAGCGGATTATGACATCGAGGATTTATTCGTCTTTGATGATAATAATGTAAAAGAGGAGATTAATTTTTCCACGAATACTTCAAAAGATGCTCCCTCTCAAATCGTTGTTCCTTTTATTGATAAATCCCAGAATTTCAAAACGAGAGAAGCTGATTTCAAAGATTTAGCCCAGAGGAGAAATCAGGCAGCGCCGCTTCAAAAGAAAATTGATTTCTATGGCGTGGCAAACGGAATCGAAGCTTCCCGTCTTGCTTTTCGAGAAGCACGGGTTTTCGCGTCGAATCTCCGGACGGTTACTTTCAAATCAAATCGAACAGGACATTGGGTTCGACCGCTTTCCGTCTTTCTTTATCGGAGGATTGATAGAGATACGGGAGATTTAATAGAAGTCGTATTCAGGACAGGGCGCGTCAATGATGGAGAATTAATTGAGGGTTCGATTGAAATTGAAGCTTTAGAGGATGTCTTTTCTCTGGGAACTCTCCATTATGACCCGCCCGGTGCTACTTCATGGACAAGTCCGAATGGAGCCCCTGTAGCGGTTGCTACTCAATATCTGGGTGAACAACCTTATTTTCTTTCAGAGAATCAGATTAAATTATGGGCTTTTGGGAGACAACCGAATGGAGCCCAGAGGAATTTTGATTTCTTTGCGAAAAAGAGTGCTGATTCAGTTTATATTCCGCAAATTTATTCCAATAACTTTGCAGTTACGGGAACGATAAATTCTGATTATAATCGAACGGGCGCGGTTGATTCCTCGAATTCCCTGATTATTGCAATCTCTGAGGGATTAGGAAGATTGGCAGCTGCTTCAGCAACGGAAATCGCTTCAGAGGGAAATAATCTTTTTCTTTTCGAGGATTCCGGAGAGATTTGTGCTTTTCAATCAATTACGGATAATGGAGATGGAACTGTTACCCTGAACAATGTCTGGCGAGGGCTTTATGACACGACAACAGAAAAACATTTATCCGGAACACGAATCTGGTTCTTTTCCTATGGACAGGCTCTCCCTGAAACCGGAGTTCTTTCGGGAACGACTTATAACGGAAAATTATTGACGAATTCCCTTCAAGGTCAACTTCCTGTTGCAAGTGCGACGGCAGCGACATTTACTCCATCGAATCGTCAAGCGCGTCCTCTCCCTCCTCAAGATGTTCAAATCGGAGGAGTCGCGAATCCGGTCGCAATACCGGCAGCCGGTTCTAATATCTCGATTTCATGGAAGAATCGAAACAGGTTAACCCAAACTCAGATGCTGAATCAGAATGATGCTTCGGTTACATCTGAAATCGGAGTTTCCATCTCGATTAAAATCTACAATGGAGCAGGAACTTTATTAGCAACAAAAAATAATATCTCCGGAACATCTTATAGTTATTTATCGGCTGACCAGACGACTGATGGAGCCGCCGCGGAAACCGCCTTAACATTCGTTATTTATTCAATGAGGAACGGAGTGTCATCCTATCAGGCTATCCGATTTGCGACTGCAAGGCCGTCTGGGTCTCCTGCAGCGGTTCTTCCTTCATTCACTCCAATCGGAACACCTCCCTCGCCATCTGACGCGACGACGAATGTTGCGGGAGTTCCGATTTCAGGAACACCGACTTCGACAAATAATACGCTTGTTTATAATTCGACTACGGGTTATCTCGAATGGGCTCCGGGCACCGGTTCAGGTTCTGCTTGGTTCACTGGTTCAGGAGTCCCAAGTTCCGGAACAGGAGTCAATAATGATTTATATCTGAACACCGTCAATGGAGATATTTATAAAAAAGTCGCCGGAGCTTGGGGTTCTCCGATTATGAACATTATGGGAATCGCCGGAACTCCTGGCACCGCTGGGGCAACCGGAGGGGTTTGGTTCAATGGTTCCGGTGTTCCCTCTGGAGGAGTTGGGGCAAATGGAGATTACTATATAAATATCCTCAATGATGATGTTTATTATAAAGCCGGAGGAGCATGGGGTTTCCTGATGAATATCAGAGGAGCTCCCGGTTCGACTGGTTCTACTGGCCCGACCGGTTCGACAGGGCCGGCTGGTTCTACTGGAACTGCCGGAGCTGATGGAAATAAAATTTACTCGGGTTCCGGAGCTCCATCCGGAGGAACGGGAGTAAATGATGACATTTATATCAGGACTTCAAACTATGATTTATATCAAAAGATTTCCGGAACATGGACGATAATCGGAAATATCAAAGGGAATCCCGCGAATGTCCGAGCAACGGTTAATCTGACAACCGCAAGTCTTGCGAATGGAGCAACAGATTTGGGAGTCGTAACCCTCGGAAAATCATTCAGGATTACGAAGATAGTTGTTGATAGAGCCTGTAGGGTTCGATTATATTCAACCTCAGCTCTGAGAAGTGCTGATGCTTCGAGAGCTTTCGGAGATAGAAGTTATGTCGGAACTCAACACGGAATAATCACAGATATTTTATTAGATGCGATAACGGGATTATCATGGGTCATGTCTCCGGAGGCAATGGGAAGCAATGTTGATTCTCCCTATATAACGGATGTTTATTATTCCGTTACTAATCTGAGTGGTTCGACACATACGATAGGCATTGATATAGATAATTTGGTAGAATAATATGGCATATAATTTAACAAGAACCACGGGTTATGCTTCCAACGTGAACGCGAGTTTTCGGGCAGGGTGTCAATTAATCCATGATACATTATTAGCCGGAGGATGGATTCAAACTTCCGATACTGGGCAGATAGATATTCCAACAGCAACGGCGCCCGGTAATGCTTCCGCAGGATATGAGATTTGGCGTTCCAATGAATCCGGAGGAGGGGTTCAGGAAATTTATCTCAGGATTGATTATATCGGAGGAAATTCCGCTTTTAATCAGATGGGAATTTCAGTTATCACTGGTTGGGCATCGAATGGTTCCGGAACAATTACGACGGGAGCGACGACAAGAACAACGGTCGCTTGGAATAGTTCTTTTTCCTCTAGTCCTCAGCCATTTTTTGTCAGTGCAGGAGAGGGATTCTTTACGTGGTGGGGTCAGGGATTCTTTGGAGGAGTGATTGTTGATAGATTGATTGATAACGCAGGAAACAAATTGAATGAATTAGGATTCATTTATTTTTATTATCTTAACGCCGTCGGTTATCAGCAACAATCTCAGGCTTCTAGTTATTTATTGGGAGCTTATACTCAAATAACTACTATTCCTAATTTACCGACGACTTCAAGTTCTCTCCAATTTGGAAGGGCAGGAATTGGTTTCTTTTTTGTTCAGAAAGCCGGATTCTCGAATCCTCTGAAATCCGCAATCATGAATGGAGCTGCCACTTCCACGATAAGTCAATTATATGATATTGTTCAAATTAAAATGTATGGAAATTATGTTAATTACATGATAGTTGGGAGTAGTTTCGCAGGAATAAGTAGCACCGCTCTTTTGAGAACATCTTGAGGAATTTTGATAATAAATGGTAGGTAAAATAAATTATGTCAGCACAAACAGTTACGAGAGCTTTAATCAATGATACTGATGCGAATTTCAGATTATGGGGCAAAGCCATTTCTGACCAGTTCGCAGCGGGAGGGATGATTCAAACCCCCGATACGGGACAGATAAATTGGGCGACGGTTCTCACTCCGGCGGCAGTTAGCACATATCAGGGATATGAGATTTGGCGCTCGAATGACGCCGGAGGAAGTCTCGTTAACTGGTATATGAAAATCCAGTATGGAAGTAATTCAACAGCAGCAAACCAACCTCGTGTCTCGATTCAATTCGGCTGGGGAAGTAACGGTTCCGGAACATTGACGGGAACGACTAACACTGCAATGACTCCTCAATTGAATACGACCGCGACAACGACTCTGATGAATTGCAATTTATCAGTCGGCACCGGTTGGCACATTATGGTTCTCGGAACTGTTACGAATAATAATATGTTCTTTTCCGTCGAGAGAACACGAGATTCTGCGAATGCTTTCCAGAATGAATTATTAATCGTTGCCCAAGATGCGAACACTTGGAAATCTCAAGTTTTGACTCAAACCGTCGCCTATCCTACGGAGTCGACAACGGCTGCTGCGATTATTCCTACTGCCGCAAATTCCGTTCAGGGAGGAGTAGTCGGATTAGGGCTTCAATTCGGAAATCGAGGAGGATTTACAAATCCCTCGATGAATCTTTTTGGAGTCAATGCAAGTCAATTAGGTTCTGCTCAAACTCAATTGACAATCAATACTTATGGAGCTAATCATAATTATATTTTGAATCCTCCGAGCATTACCGGTCTCCAATTCGCCGGTATTTCGACAACGATGATTTTACAGAGGTTTGAATAATGCCAACGGGACAAGATATTCCGACAACTCAATTCATGGCTTCTGCGAAAGTGGCGGTTTTCAATGAGTCAATAAGTTATCTGGGATATTACCAGACATATCAGCTCGGAGTCGTAATTCCTCAATTGACTAATATTCGAGGGACATTTCAATTCGGAGTTGTGATTCCTCAATTGAATTATAATTATGTTGCTTATGCACTCGGAGTTTATCTTGGTTGGTTCCCTTATCCTGATGCTCCCGTTGATTTGATTATTGATGCAATCGTTACTAATAATCCATTGACGACGGGCGAGGAGGTCATTTTAACACGTGGTCAGGATTTCCCGCGCGGAGACGGAAATCGTTAAATTTGAATTATTTGAGAAATCAAATATAATCAAGAAGTCAAATTATAATTTGATAAATTAATTTAGAGGAGAATTAAAAAAGTATGGCGGAAGTTTCAACAGAAGGAAAGACGAAACAGGCTGAGGCTCAAGCATCCTCATCCGGAGGGAATCAGGGTTCAGGGAATGCGAAAGTCGTTGACCCGAAAGTTGCAGGAGCAGAAGCTTCGGCAAAGAAAGGTTCGGATTCAAAGCCGGTTGATTATGATGAGTATGTCGCGAATCTGAATTCGGAAAAGAAAGTCGAGGGAGGAGAACAGGTTATCGCTTCCGGTCTCGATAAAGGGCGTCTCGTCAAAGATGACGGCTCGATTGATTATGAATCTCCGAGTCATTTGGAAAAGCGATTAGGCGGCGAGTTCGACACAATTCCTGAATAGGAATAATTTTTCATTTGAGGAATCCGGAAAAAATTATCTGGATTCCTCAAACCATCAAAAGAGAGGATAATTTCATGATTAAAGTTGGTTCCATAGGAAAGGATGTCATTCAATGGCAAGAGTTCCTAAAATTAAGCGGATATAATATTGGTTCATTGGATGGGATTTTCGGCTCGAAAGTCGAATCCGCAACAAAAGAGTGGCAAAAAAAGAATGGATTAGAAGCCGATGGAATAGTTGGTTCTAACACGCTCCAGAAAGCCGGTCTTTCCGTCGTTGCTTCTCCCTCTCCGATAAATTCAAAATATTATCCTCCGAAGCCGGATTTTGCTTATCCGAATTCCACTCGGGTTCGTCAGTTATTCGGGAATTTCAGTTTCCGGAATAATAAAGGAAAAATTGAAATCCTCGATAACTGGGCAGGAAAGAATGTCGTTAAAGTTCGGATTCCTGAATTAATCGGAGTTTATGGAGCTCCGAAAGATGGAATGATTGAGTTTCATAAATTGGGAGAGAATCAGCTCAAAGGGGCTTTCTCTGAAATTGGAGAAAAAGGTCTTGCCGATAGAATCATTTCATTTGGCGGAAGCTTTTATCCTCGATTCATCAGGGGTTCAGTAACAACTCTCTCCAATCATTCATGGGCGACGGCTTTGGATTTGAATGCTCCGGAAAATTGGCTGGGTGAACGTCCCGCGTCAATCGGAGAAAAAGGTTCCCTCCTCGAATTGGTTCCAATCTTCAATAAGTGGGGCTTTTTCTGGGGCGGACATTATAACAAGCGTCTCGACGGGATGCATTTTGAATTGGCTAAATTACTATAAGAGAGGAAATAAAATCATGGATGGATTAAAAGATATTGGCATCAATCTCGGCACGACAATCGGAAAACAAGTTCTCGTTTCCGAATTGAGAAAGAAAGGAAGAAAGCTTGTCGAAAAGGACACGAATAAAACTGGTTCTGATGATTTCGGAGGGCAAACTCTTCTCGCGGTCGCTGATGCCGTCGAGGCAATCGAATTTACGGAGAATCCGAAATCCCTGATGAATATCGGCAGAGCTTTTGAAGCAGCAGGTAAAAGGATTCAGGAAGAAGCGAAGAAAGCCGGCGTCCAATAAAAATTTTTCGGTATTTTCAAATGTTTAGAGGAGGAACGATTTATATGTCATTCAATTTATCTTTTACGGGCTCAAAGAAAGGAGTCCTGAAAGCAATCGAGGATGCTCCGGACAACGGGCAACCTCAAGTTCCGGAAGTGAAAGCACTTCTCAAATCGGAAGTCGAACAGATGCCCGAGAATTCCTATAACAATGGGATTTCAATCACAGCCTCTGGTCATGCGGATAATCAAAATCGCTATATGAATATTGAAATCCGGATGGTCAAGCTTTCAATGGAGGAATAAAATCCGTGCAGGATAATCAAGTTCTCTACACTCTCAGGAACATTCCGCCGTGGCTTCCGGTCTTGTTCCTGATTGTCCTTTTTGTGATTCTTTATATCATTTATAAAGACCCATTCTTTAAGGATATAATCAGCGGGACTTTAATCGTCGCATTTTTGACTTCAATCGGAATTAAATTAGCTCCGACACAGAGTCCGAAACTCGACACTCAATCTGGAGATATTAACATAAATCCGATTCCCAAAAATCCGGCAACGGAATCATCTCCAGAATCAAAACCTTTGAATGATTTATCAGAGGAAGAAATCCGAAATCTTCACCACGGATTGGAAAATCTGGAAGATAAAGGAAATGAATCAGGAACGGAATAAAATACGATTGTGCTCTATTAGAAGGCAATGCAAGGGGGTTGTGGTTATGAATGAGGAAGAACTTATCAGATTGATTTTTAGATTTTTGTGGACCATGTTAATTTTCGGTTGCGCAATTCTATTAAGAAAAATAGTTAATCTTTTGGACAATAAAATTGTCTCCTCGATTTTCGGCTTCTTCTTTCGATGTCTCGGAGTATATGGAGGGATGATGCTCATCGCATGGATTTTTGATGTTTACTTTGGATTCAAGGTGTTTATCATCTCTCCTATCGTTAATTTTATTTGCTGGTCGTTTCCTTTTGTTTATCTCTCATATCTTTATTTGAATCTGAAAAATCAACCAAAAGAAATTCAAAATACAGATGGAGATGAAATCCCAAACCCCAAATATTTAAGCAAGGAAATGATTACATTTCACGCGGAGGAATTAATTAAAGCCCTCCAGCTTCAGGATTCGATTATCACGAAAATAAAACGGGATATGAAAATGCGTTTTTTGAGGTAGAATTTCTATTATGACAGCGCTCCTGTTATTTTTATTTCAAGATAGTAGCTCTTTGAGCTCAACTCAGGAATCTATGATTGAAAAAATCTTTATTCTCGTGGCTACTGCTGCAATAACTGGAGTTTCCACTTATCTCGCCACTCGTAGGAAAAATGAAGCTGATATTCAGAAGCTCGTTGCGGAAACAATCAAGACTTATGTCGAAGCAATGAATCAGATTCAGCAAATCAATAAGGAACTTCGTGCCTCCATCAAAGAACTAATGACGGATGTCGAAACTTGGCATAAATCCTATTTGAAAACGGATGAATTATTATCCGAAGCGACGAGAGGATTGTCAGATTGTTTAGATTCAAAGGATTGTCCCGAATGTGAGGAACTTTTAACGGAAGCTCTTGATTCCCTCCTCCAGATTCCGCCCCTTTTGAAAAATGTTCCGGATTCAGAACATTTTGCTTCCTCCATCATTAAGCTAAGCACAGAGATTTCCAGAAAAATAAATCGGAATCTCCCAGAATAAAAAATGTCAAAATTTAACATTTTCTTTCTTGACATGCTCAAGGAAATATGAGAGTATGTATTTCAAGGGAATAACCCGAGACTAAAATTAAATCGAGGATAAAGAAAATGAAAGCAAACACACACATCAACAACTTGGTAAATTTCGGACATCCGGTTCAGGTTTTAATCGACTTTTCGAGAATGAATAAAACGGAATTAAAATCTTTCCTGAAAGATTTGGAAGTCGACATGACGGGAATCAAGGGAGATAAATCTTTGGCACTGGCGAGAATCACTTTTCGGGATTTCGTTGCTCAAAGTGGTAAATCAATTGATGGATGGGATTTCTCGGCTGACTTGGCAATCCTGAATGATGAATTTGAATCCTATTCCGCGAGATTCGATTATATGGCTTCTCGGAAATACCGGTAAGAACGAAACCTCCCTCCGGAGGTCATGGAGTTAATCTCCATCTGATGAGTTCAGAACCAAATAAATCGAGGATAAAGAATATGTGCTTAGAAAATCAATTAATCAAAGATTTCAATAAAGGAATCAAAGTTTCGACCCCGTTATTTTCCATCAATTGCTTCGACCCTGAAATGCTCCTGAAAAATCTTTCGGAAAAATTAGTTCCTATCATCAACGATTTCGGCTCGAAGGAAAGACCCATGATTCAATGGGATTGTGTTCGAGGATGGCAGGCAAGAAATAAATCCGCAATCGAAGCAATCGGAATGGCGCTGAATGGCGCGGAATTGGAGGACACATTCAATCCAGTCTCCTCCCTGAAATTGGCTCAGAATCTGCCGGAGGGTTCGATTCTCTTTCTTTTGAATGGTCATCTTTATTTCAAGGATGATTTTTCTTTTCTTCAAGCGTTCTGGAATCTCCGAGACACGTTCAAGGCAACGAATCGAGCCTGTGTGATTCTGACGAACTCTTTTATCCTTCCTCTGGAAATCCAGAACGACGTTCTCATACTCGACGAGAAGTTACCTGATGAGGAGGATTTGAGGAATATCATCAAGGAATTGGCGGAGGAAAACGAAATCAAATTATCTGAGGAAGATATTGAAAAAGGAGTCGTTGCTCTGAAAGGATTGAGCGCTTTTCCTGCGGAACAATCCGTCGCCCTCTCTCTGGGAAAATCCGGACTGGATATTGAAAATCTTTGGAGCCGGAAAATCCAGAAAATCAATGAAACTCCCGGTCTCTCGGTTCACAAAGACGGTGCGAAATTTGAAAATCTCGGAGGATTGGAAGAAATCAAGAATCGGTTCTCTCGAATCATCAAAGGAAAAAAATCTCCAAAAGTGATTGTCTGGATTGATGAAATCGAAAAGGCAATGGCGGGAGCGGGAACGGAATCCTCCGGAACAACTATGGACCAGCTCGGAGTCCTCCTCAATGAATTCGTAGAAAAGGATTATTCGGGTTCGGTCTTCGTAGGAGTTCCGGGCGCCGCTAAATCCGCCCTCGCGAAAGCAATCGGAAATGAGGCTGAAGTGATAACCATCAAATTAGACCTCGGAGAAATGAAAGGACAATTCGTTGGATTATCGGAGGAAAGAATCCGGACGGGAATGAAAGTTATTGAAGCAGTCGGAGGATTCGGAGGGGCTTTCTTTGTGGCAACCTCGAATGACATCTCCTCGATTAAACCGGAACTCCTCCGGAGATTCAAAAAAGGAGTCTGGTTCTTCGATTTACCGACACGAGAAGAAAGAGAAGTCATCTGGAAAATTTATTTGAAAAAATATGAATTCGACATCAACCTCGTGAAATCAATCAGATTCGACGAAGGTTGGACGGGAGCGGAAATCGAGAACTGCTGCATGACGGCATGGGAGGAAGAAATTTCCATCGAGGAAGCTTCAAAATCAATCATTCCAGTTTCGGTCTCCGGAAAGGAACAGGTCGAAAGATTGAGGAACGAGGCGAATGGAAAATATTCCTCGACGAATTATGCGGGGGTTTATAATTCCTCAATGAATGATGTGAAATTCATCCAGCCGAAACGACGAATCGCGACGGACTAAGAATCCGGATTCATTCAGGGAGAGAGGAGGGAATTTTCTCTCCTCTTTTTCCTTTCCCGATACTTGAAAAAATTATTTTCAAAAAATGTGAAATTTTTACATTTTTCTATTGACAAGTAGATTCGACTAGTTTAGTATTGATTTCAACGAGGAGAAATCCTCAGAGAAAAATTAAAAAAAATCGAGGATAAAGAAAATGGAAAACACGAACGAAATCAAATCAACCGAAACAACAAAGGAAATCATCTTTTTAATGGGTTTACCCGCAGCAGGAAAATCGACCGAGGGTCAGAAAGCTTTTGGTTCAACACACACCTTCATTGATTGCGACGAAATCAAAAAATCTCATCCTGATTATAATCCGGCAGAAGCTTTCAAAGTTCACGAATGGTCGAAAATGGAAGAAGAAAAAGTTTGGCTGAAAGCCTTGACGACGGACGGACAATTTGTCCTCGATGGAACGGGAACGAACGCAGAAAAAATGGTGCGAAGAATCAATCAGGCGAAGGCGATGGGATTCGAGACAAAATTATTCTACGTGACATGCACTCTGGAAACCTCCATCCGACGGGCTCTCAAACGGGTTCGCCAGGTTCCTCTCGAAATGATTCAGGAAAAAGCCCTGAACATCGCGACTTCCTTTGAAATCGTTGCAAAATATGTTGACACGATTCAGGTGGTCGACAACAACACCGACACCAAATAATCCGGAGAACGAAACTCCGGAGGGAGAACCCCTCCGGAGTCATGGATTAAGAATCCATCTGATGAGTTCAGGAAAATTAAAAATCGAGGATAAAGAAAATGAAATCGGGCGAAGCAATCGGAATGGTCAAAGTTGGAAGGATGACTTCTGAGGGAAAATTTCAACCAGCAGAAGATACGGATGGCGGATGGATTGGAAGTGGTCAATTCGCAATCGAATTGGGAAATAAAAATTATTATCTTGATTATTTTCATGTCGAGGATGTTTTTAGAAGAACGGCTAATGCAGTTGTTCCGAGATTGAAGAAACACGCAGGATTCGTTCTGACCTCGATTTCCATCGGTCAAACTCGGGGCTGGGTATTTATCATCTGCGATTAGAACGAAACCCTCTCCGGAGGGTCTTGGAGTGAATCTCCAACTGATGAGTTCAGATTGAAAAGATGGAGGAAAATTAAAAAAAATATTATGTCACACGTCGCAACTATAAAAATGGAATTCAAGGATTTAGAATGCCTCAAACGGGCAGCTAAAAAATTGGGTCTGGAATTCAGGGAGAATCAAAAGAATTATAAATGGTACGGGACTCATGTTGGAGATTATCCGGTGCCGGAAGGATTCACCAAAGAGGACCTCGGAAAATGTGACCACGCGCTCTCCATTCCTCAAACAGAGGATAATTCCGGACGAGCTTATGAAGTCGGTGTGGTCGAAAATAAAACCGGAAAAGGTTACACTCTCCTCTGGGATTTCTGGCAGGGAGGATTCGGACTCCGGCAGAAAATCGGAGACAACGGAATTCAGCTCCAAAAGGAATACGCCGCACAAGTCGCGGAAAAACACCTGAAAATTCAGGGTTATCAAGTCCGGAGAAAGATTCAGGGAAACAATATTTTAGTGGAGGGATATTAATCATGGCGAATCAAAAAGGAGTTATTACGGTCAATATCTCCGGAGAAAAAGATGTCGAGGTCGAAGTCTCGATTTCCGGAATCTCCGGAGGGAAATGCAAAGATATTACTCGAAATATCGAACGGGCTCTGGGAACAACGACGAAGGACACGGAAACGGAAGAAATGAAAGGGAGGAAGATTTCAAATGTTAATCAGAATCGAGCCTAATCAAGATGGCGAAATCGAAATGAAAATGATTTATTCTGATTCAATGCGCGGGATTCTGGAGGAGGGTTCTTCCTCCATCTCTCGGGCATCTCATGTTGAACCGAATCCGGATAATTCTTGGTCAGCGGATATGAGCCCAATCGGAGGAGAATCTTTGAATGGCTTCGAGACACGAGAGGATGCGTTGAAAGCTGAAGTAAAATGGATTAATGATAACTATCTCACGAGGGCATAAAAAGCCCTCCTGCTCGATTTATGGAGCCGAGAAATAGAGGAAAAGAGGATAAAAGAATGATAAAGAAAGTAAAATGGTCGAGAGTCGAGGATAAGGTGTTCAAATGGTTTTTCATGGGAGGAGAAGTCGCAACGATTTTTCGAGGTCAGGAATGGGTTTTGCTTTTCAAAAACTCGGACGTTCTCCACAAATTCGGAGATGACCTCGAACAGGCAAAGAAATTCGGAGAGGATTTGATAATCAGGGAAATGGCTTTCTTTCTGACGGGATTCTTTCAGGAACTTAATAATGTAAAAATTTAACATTTCTCATTGACTTCTTATGGAGCCTGTGAGATGATGCTTTCAGGGAGAAATCCCAGAGACAGAAATAAATTTGAGGATAAAAAAATGACGAATATTCAGAATCAAAATAATAAATCGAAATCAGTTCTTTTCGTTTCCTTGACGGGCGATTTGAACGCTGGCGCAAAAAGAATCGGAAACAATCCGGAACTCCTGAAACAAATCCCTGATGATTTGATTCCGGACTTGAAATCGAAGTTCGAGAAATATAATCCTTTGACGGAAAAGGGAATCGAACGAAAAGGGTTGTGCATGGAAAATATCAATCTCTATCAAAAATCTTTGGATGAGATTAAATCCGGATTGGTTACGACTCCGGCGAAAGTTTTCGACGCCGTTTCCGAAGCAGAAAATGTTGTTCAAAACACCGTCGTTCTGGAATTACACCTCGGCAGACCTTCTTTCGGAAAAGTTGTCAAGAATGATGAACTCGAACACGCATACGGGATTGGAGAGGCTCTCCCTGAAACCCTCCGGAGTTGGGCGAAAATCATCGACACGAAGCACCTGAAACCTTATGACGCGGCTCGGAGCGGATTCATCGGCTGGTTGAAAGCGAAATCAATGCCCTCGGGTTTCCTCGCGAACGGGATGTATTTAGTTCCTCTCTCCCTGATTTCCCAGATTGACGAGAAGATTGAAAAATTCCGCGAAGAACAGGACGCCTTCCTCAATGAATTTGAAGCGAAATACGAGGACATCAAACTCGAAGCGAAGGAAAAGAATGCGAAGATTTATCGAGAATCAAATTATCTTCCTTTCTCGGAAATCCGGAAATTCTACAAGATTCAGGCAAAATATTTGACCTTGAATGTGCCCGCCGCCCTCGAAAAAGTCAACAAAGATTTGTTCGAGAAAGAAAAAGAAAAATCCAAACAGATGTGGGCAGACGCTGCAACCGATATTCGGGATGGATTGAGAGCGGGATTCAAAGGATTAATCGACCACTTCGTTTCCAAACTCGGAAAGGATGATAAAGGAAAGAAACTGGTTTTTCACGGCTCGACGGTCGATAAACTGAAAGATTTCGTTACGACCTTTCAGGATAGAAACTTAACGAACGACTCGGAACTGGCGGAACTGGCGAACCAAGCGAAAGCCCTGATTGAAAACGTCGACCCGAACTCCATCCGGAAAGATGACACCGTCCGGACAAATCTGGAGGAATCATTCAAAAAGATTCAAGAAGTTTCGGAAACCCTAATCGTTGCGAAAACCCGAAAAATCCAGATGGATTAATTATCTTTCGAGGAGGGATTAAAACCCCTCCTCTCCCTTGAGGAGACTGAGAAAATGAAAAGTAATTCAAACGCCAACTTCATAATAATTTTCATCTTAATCGTTACAACTTTCTTTGTTGGATTTTTTTGGGGTTATAGTGAAGCAAGCGAATCGAATCTTCAGCAGATTAGAAAATTCAACTGTTACGAAAAATAAAATTGAGAGGATAAAGAATATGCAGAACGAAAAAACACTAGGATTTATTGAACTTCCGATTCCGAAAATGATATTTATCGGAGGCTCGGACGAAAAGGCTTCTGAACAATACTGCTGGTATTTTCTGGGAGCCGATTCCCAGATTCAGGGCATCCCGCATTTCGGGCTTCGGGGCACCATCGAGGGAT